AGGGCCGGCAGCCCCAGGACCAGGCGACGGACGGGTGAGGGTGCTCGGGGTCTCGGGTGCGGCGGACGCGAAGTGGCGGCCGGGGCTGGGTCATGTCGCTCCTGGTGGTGGTTACGGTCGGGGCGGCCGTCCCCGGGTTGAGCGGGGACGGCCTCCGCGTGGGTCAGTGCTGGTCGTGGCGGTCCTGGAACCGCCAGTCAGCGGCGGCCTGTTCGGCGTCGGCCGCCGAGTCCTCGTCGTCGCTGCTGGGCGCGGTGGCGCGCCGCTCGGGCGTGACCTCGGTGGGCCTGGCATGTGCCGGGCAGTAGTCGCCGTCGGCGTCGCACTGCCAGTTCTCGTTGCGGACCAGCCAGTTGCGGGCGACGGAGAGGCGTTCGTCCTTGGTCATGAGGTCCGAGACGAGGTAGTCCCCGGTGCGGGTGAAGCCGCAGTCGTCGCAGTACACGCCGATCTGGCAGGGGTAGTGCTGGCCGGTGGGGGTGTCGTCGTCCATGTCGCTCCTGTGCTGGTGGGTGTGGTCGCGGGGTTCGATGTGGGCGAGGCGGATCCCGCCGGCGTAGCCCTCGACGGAGACGACGGCGGCGCCGTGCCCGAGGGTCCATGCGGGCGTGCGGGTGTGGGTGGCGATGGGCTTGTCGTCGCGGCTGCCGGGCCAGGCGTGGACGGGGGTGCCGACGGGGTGCGTCGCGTTCCACTGGTCGGCGGTGGTGCTGCGGGCGGCGAGGCGAGCGTTCGCCGCGCAGATGCGCCTCAATGCGTCGGCGTTCGCCCGCAGTTCGGGGTGGGCCGTCTCCTCGCGGAGGCGTTCGGCCGACCAGCACGGGGTGCACAGGAGCGGCTGTCGGGTGCGCGTGCACCAGCGGCAGGTGGCGGCCCCGGCGTCGAGGTGGAAGTCGTGGAGGGTGTCGTAGAGCCAGACGACGCGGGTCTGCGTGCAGTGGTCGCACCGGGCTTCGATTGGGCCGAGGTCGTCGGTCATCGGTCGTGTCTCCTGTCGTCGTGGGCCTCGCATGGCCCGTGCGTGTGGCTGTGTGCCCGTCTGCGGGCTCAGCGGGCGTCGGGCGTCGCTCGGTGCGTGGCGGGGTCTGCTGTCGGCTCAGGGCTGCGGTTGCGGTCCGAGCCCGAGTTCGGTGGCGGCGATGTCGATGGCCGCGCGGATCGAGAGGCTGTCTCCGTCGGCGCCGGCCGCCGCCCGGAGTTCGTGGGCCCGCCGCTCCAACCGGTCGGCGATGGGCTGCTGTTCGGCGGTGAGCGTCCGCCGGGTGGTGCGCCTGGGCATGGGTCGGGATCCTCGATCCGGGTCGGAGGGCGCCGTGAAGGGCCCTGGGTGGCCGCGTGCTGGGTTTTCAGCCCGAGCGTGGGTCGTTGGACGGGTCGGGTGCATCTGCGGGGCTCTCAGGGGCGCGTGAGGCGTCGAGCCGGTACGTCGACTCCACCCCCAGCACCCGCACCTCCCGCAAACCCGGCAGCGCACGCCACCGAGCCGCATCGGCGTGCGCGGCCTCCGGGGTCCGATACGGCGACCTGATCTGCTCCCACTCCTCGCCGAATCGCTCGGGCTCGTAGGCCTGGACGATCCACTCGACGCGCGGCGGGTACAGCGGCAGCGGCTCCGGCCCCGCCACCGTCGCCGTCGTGCAGTCGGGATCGGGCTCGGGGTCCTCCTCCGGCCACTCCGCCGCTTCCGCCCGCTCGTGCCGCTCCCGGGCCAGGGCGAGGTGCATCCGGTCGCGGTCGGTCCGCAGCCGCTCGTTCTCGGCCGCCAGCCGGTCCCGGTCCTCGTCGGCCGCGGCGAGCGCCTGGTCCTGTCCCTCGATCTGGCCGTCCAGGTCGGCGATGTGCCGGCGAGCGCGGTCGAGATCGCGGGTGGCCTCGATCAGCGCGGTGTCGTAGCGGGCGATCGTGGCGGCCTGCTCGGCGAGTTCGCCCCGGACCACCGCGATGGCGGCGTCGGCGAACGCGAGCGTCTCGGCGTCGTCCGGCTCGAACCCGTGGTCGTAGCCCCAGTTGCGGCGGTCCTCGTCGGCCAGGGCGGCGGCGATGCGAGTGCGGCGGTCGGGCTCGGTGTCGGTCACTCCGACCTCCCCAGGTAGGTGCGGGCGACGTCGAGCGCCAGGACTGCGGCGGGTGTGCCGTAGAACCCGCGCTCGTCGACGACCCGCGCGAGTTGCTCGAGGAGACCGGCGGTCGCTTTGGCGACGAGCGGGTCCATGCCGGCGATGTGCTCGGCGTTCGCGGCGTTCGACATGGGCTCGTCGACGACGTACTCGGGCGGGTCGAGGTCGTGCCCGGGGTCGTGGACGAGGCGGTCGCCGCCGTCCATGGACAACCAGGGGCCGCGGGTGGCTGCGGCGGCCCGGGTGCGCATGAGGTCGGCTGCTCGGCGGATGGTGTCGGCGGGCTGCTCGGGCTCGGCCGCGGCAACCGGCTCGGGGTGGCCGGGGCAGATCCACGGGTACACGGCGACCGCGGGGTCTCGCGGGTCGCAGCGGGGGCAGTCCTCGGCGTTCTCGCCGGGCGGGATGGCGGTCATCGCGCTCCTCCGGTGAGCTGCTCGGCCTGCCGGCGGACGCATGCCGGGCACAGGTGCCGGTTGGTGACCGCCCAGCCGCGTTCCCGCAGCGGCTCGTCCCAGCCCTCCGCGGCGGCCAAGGACTGAAGCTGCAGCTCGTAGGTCTCGCCGCCGACCTCGAGGTGGAAGGTCTCGAAGCAGCGGGGGGCGTCGCAGGCGATGGCGTAGACGGTGCGCGGGCTCAGGCTCACGACAGACTCCGTTGGGTGTTGGCCAGGCTCTGGGCGAGGCAGTGGCGGGCGCCGAGCACCTCGACGTCGGCTCCGGCGGTCGTCGCGATGAGGTACTCCAGCGCTTCGAGGGCCCGCGTGGCGTCGGCGTGCAGCAGGGCCAGGTCGGCGCGCACCTGGGCGGGGTCGGCCGCGGGCATGGTGGTGGTGTGCGCCCGCTCGTGGTGGTCCTGGGCGCGCCGCCGCACCTGGGTCTCGTCGTCGCCGACGGCGCTGGTCGGGCAGAGGTGGCAGGTCCGCCGCCAGGTGCGGCCGTCGTCGCCGGCGGTGACCGTGTAGGGCTCGGTGGTCGTGTCGGTCACGGCCGGGCCTCGCCTTCGAGCGGCAGCCACTGCTTGACGGTGACCTCGCGCAGCTCGACCTCGGTCGCAACGACCGGGTCGGTGACCCAGGTGTCGCATTCCTGTTGCTCGGTGGCGGGTTCCTGCCAGCTGACGTGGTAGTGGCGGCCGTCGGGGTGGCGGAAGACGCCCTCGTGGATGGTGCTCCAGCGGTCGGTGTCGACGACGGCCTGCTCGACCATGTGCTCGTAGGGCACGTCGAGGTCGTCAAGCTCCTGCTGCGTGAACGTCCTGGTGATCTTGGTCATCGGGTCTCCGTCGTGTGGTTGCCGGGCTGGTCCCGGCGGCGTGTGGTGGGTGCGGGTCGGTCGTCGTAGGCGATGCCGTAGAGCACGCCGGCGACGTGGGAGATCGCGTCGCGTTCGGAGGCGGTGAGGCGGTCGTGCCAGGCGTGGAAGTGCATGAGCATGCGGTCGGCGGTGACCTCGGCGGGGTGTCGGCGGTCGGTCACGTGTGGCTCCCGGTGGTGGGCGTGGGGTGGTCGGGCCGTCCGGTCGCCGCGGTGACGTCGCCGTGGCGGAGGAGTCCGGTCTCGTAGCCGATGGCGACGGCGTGGGCCCTGTTGGCGGCGCCGAGGTGCTTGAGGAGCCGCTGCGCGTAGGTCTTGACGGTCTCCTCGACGAGGTGGAGTTCGCGGCCGATCTGGGCGTTCGTGTAGCCGCGGGCCATGCCGACGAGGGTTTGGATCTCGCGCCGGGACAGGGCGGGCCTGCGCTGGGTGGGGATCACTGGGGCTCCGTGGTGTCGGGGTCGGGCTCGGCGAGTGCCGGTCGGATTTCGTAGCCGGCTTCGGTGAGGTCCCGGACGATCAGCACGGCGAGGAACTCGGGTGCGACGGGCAGGACTGCGTCGATCTGGCAGCGGGCGAGGATGACGGCGAGCGCCGCGGGCGGGATCACTGGGTCCTCCGTTCGCGCCGTTCGGCCTCGTCGACCACGGCCTGGTAGGCCCGGTGCATCAGGGAGTTCGGGGAGCCGTTCCACTCCAGCGGCGGGACGAAGCCCGTCCACAGGCTGGGGACACGCAGGCCCATCGGCGGTTCACCGAGGCGGGCGACGAGGTCGGGGTGCCTCATGACCAACTTGCGGACGCGTTCGCGTTCCTCGAGGGCGCTTTCGCGGACCATCCGGAACCAGTCCTTGAGTTCGCCCTGGCGGCGGATCTCGCGGATGTCGTCTTGGGTGACGTGGCCGATGCCCATGTTCATGCGCGGGGCCTGGGCATCATCGCGGCGGAGGTGCCGATGATCTCGTTGATGAGCCGCTGGTCGCCGCTCGGCGGGATGGCGAGGGACGGAGCGCGCAGGCCGTTGGCGACGAGTTCGCGTTGGGCGCGGTAGTTCTCCAGGTAGACCTTGGGGTTGTCGTCGCCGTCGACGGGTTCGTACTGGAAGCCTTCGAGGCGGGCGTTCCGGAGCTTCTTGACTTCGGCGACGATCTCGGCGGGCGCGACGAACGGCTGGCGGCCGGCGATGAGGGCGGCGGAGCGCTTGCAGTCGTCGAGGGTGTAGGGCGCGAGGACGTCGATCCAGGCGTCGGCGGTGTACTCGTCGAACTTCTGCTGGGGGCAGAGGGCCCGCACGTAGCGGGTGATCACGACGGCTTCGAGGTCGTTCACGAAGACTCCTTCGCTTGCATGCGGGCCTCGGCGCGCCGGGCGGCGCGGTCGAACATGTCGTCGGTCTCCTGCTGTTGCCGGCTGACGCGCGGTTCGTCGGGGACGGCGCGGAGCACGGGCAGGCCGGTGTCGGGCGAGAGCGCCGGCGTGGGGATGCGGTGCCAGCCGCCGTAGAAGAACCGCGACGAGAAGACCGAGTCGTTGTGCGTGCTGCGGGCGTACTTGACCATCAGCGGGATGCCGAGGCGCTTGATGTCGTTGTGCAGCCGGATGAGGTCGTCGCCAAGGAACGCCCAGGGGACGTTGATGCCGACGGCGGACATGGCTTCGAGGAGCGGCCGGATCCAGGCGGGGTGGCCCATCCCTTCCTCGTCGTCCCGGACCGCCGGAAGCCGCTCGGCGCCGGGGGGCTGGGGGGAAGGGTGGTTCCCGGGTGGTTCAGTGAGTGGTTCCTTGGTGGTTCGGGGGGCGTTCCGTCCGTGACGGCCGGACGCAGAGTCCGTGACGTCACGGACTTCAAGTGCGTGACGGCCGGACGCAGAGTCCGTGACACGGCTTGTCACGGACTCGGATGACGTGACGGTCACGCACTTTGCGTCCGTGACATCCTTCGCCCGGGACCGCCGCTTCCGCTCGGTCGCCGCCGCACGCTCGCGTTCGCGAGCCTCCTCCAGGTCGGTCCAATCCGACGCCGGCCGCCGCAGCTTCAGCGCGAGGCGGTAGACGACGCAGCCCTGCACGGTGCCGCCCGCCTTGATCAGCGCGGCCTTCTCCAGCCGCCGCAGTGCCCGCCGGACCGTGGTCTCGTCGTAGCCGGTGCGGTACTGGATGCGCATGACCGAGGGACGGGCGTTGCTGCCGTCCGCCGAGGCGTGCTCGGCGAGCGCCTGGAGCACACCGCGCGCGGTGGTATCCGGCTTGCCCTTGTCGGTGAGCAACATCGGAGCGTCGTCCATGGCCCACTTCACCGCCTCGTGACTCACAAGCTCTTCTCTCGGGGAGTGCTGACGTGCAGGAACGTGGCGAAGCCGAGTCGTTCAGGGTGGCTTTCTCAGAGCCAGGGGAACTCCGGTGCCGGCGGCGCGAGTCGGGGATCCACTCGCCGCGACGAGCGACGGTTGCCGACCGTGTTGAATGGCGGGCGCTCCGCCTGGATGGCGGCCATCTCGACGTCCGGTTCCCAGTGGTCGCGTGGGCCGTAGAACGAGAGCGCCACGTAGCGAATGTGTGGCCACCAGGGGGCCTTGGTCTGGTGCGCGTACCACCGCACGGCGAGGTGTCCCGACTCGCCTATGTAGAGCGGACGCCGGTCGGCGTCGTAGAAGCGGTAGAGGTTCGACGGACCTTGCCGAAGCACTTCCGCCTGCGTGGTCAGGTCGGGCCAGTGGGCTGTCGGGTTGATCGTTCGAGCGGGGAGGTGCAGTCCTCCGGGCTTGCGAGCCATGTCGGATTGATCCCGTCCAGGAGAAGGAGGCTCGGGGGGCTTGGCCACCTCGCGCCGACTCCTCTATGATCTCACCAATCTTTAAAGTATGGCAACTATGGTGAGGATGGGCATGTCTTACACTCTGGCCATGAGCGAGCAGCGGACCCCGGGCGAGATGGTCGAGATCGCCGACGACGGCGTACAGGAGGTCCCGCTCACCGCAGCCCGACCGCTGCTGACCCGACTGATCGAGCAGGTTCGGGAAGACGGCCTGGTCAGCGCCCTGACGGTCCGCAATCGGCGACGCGCCTACCTCGTGTCGCCCGACTGGTACGAGCGAGCGAAGGCCGCTCTCGGCGAGACCTGACATCTGCCCCACCTCCCTTCCTGGCCCGGCTTCGGTCGGGCTTTCGTCATGTCCGCGTGCTCCCGGGGCGGGGGTGTGGACGCCCCGCCCCGGGGGTGTGGTGGGTCAGGCGGTGCGGATGGCATCCGCGATCAGGTCGATGACCTCGCGGCGCGTCTCCTCCGCCATGTCGGGAGCGAACGCGAGGTGCACGCGGACGCGGTGCTCGCCGGCCTTGTCGTTGATGTGGACGACGTGGCGGGCCGGCTCCAGGCCATCGGCACCCATCTCGACCGCCCAGGTCGACAGGTCGGCGGCGCCTGCGCGGAGGTCGGTGATCCGTTCGCGGGCGATGTTGAAGTCGATGCCGTTGTGAGGGCCCCAGTTCGCCTCGGGGTCGCCGGTTGCGCTGTCGAGCATGTGTGAGCGGACGCCCATGTAGCTGGGGTGCTCGATGCTCCGCTGGTGCTGTCGGGCGGCCTCGGCGCGCAGGTCGGCCTCGGTGTACGGCTGGTCGGTCATGTCAGTCCTTCGTGGTGTCGGCGAGTCCGGCGGCGAGGTGCCTGCCGGCGGCCTGCCGGACGGCGGGGTCGATCTGCTCCCACGCGGCCCAGGGCAGGTCGAGGATCGAGCGGTACGCGGCGGCGAGTTCGTCCCGCAGGCGGAGGACTTCGGCTCCGGCGTCGGTCAGGGTGGTGGTCTGGTCGGTCATGTCGGTCTCGTCTCGCGGTAGTTGGTTGGGGTCGGGGCCCGGCGGGGTCGTGTCGCCGGCCGGGCCCCGAGTCAGGCGGCCAAGCCCTTGGCGCGTCGTGCGGCCTTGGTGTTGAGGTGATTGCAGATTCGGGAGACTGCCGAGGAGTCGATGCCGTACCAGGCGGCCAACTCGGTCTGTGGGACCCCGAGCGCGTACAGGTCGCGCACGTCCTCGCGCTCCGAGTCGGTCAGCCGGATTGCCACCGGGAGGGAGGCGGGATCGACGAGCCCTTTGTCGATCGCCCGCCGAACAGCCAGGTGTGCTCCGGTCTTGGTCGCGAACTCCAAGGCATCCGCGATTTCGCCGTAGGTGAGGCCGGTGGCCCGCAGCGCTGCGGCTGCTTCGTGGCGGCGATCCTTGCCAAGGCGCTGGTAAGTGCGCGCCACATGCTCGGCCTTGGTGACTGCGTCAAGGTGGTCGGGGTTCACGCAGATCGTGTTCTGGCACGTGTGGTCGATCTCGTGGCGCTCGGGAATAGGACCCTTGTGGCGCTCGTAGAACACGCGATGCACCCAGTCGGTGCGCCTGTTCTTCGGGCGTGTGCGGTCGTAGATCCGGCCGTAGCCGTTCCGGTCGACGTAGCCCTGCCACTCCCAGCAATCGGTATCGGGATCGATGCGGTAGCCGGGAGTCGTGGCCGTCTCCGACTCGTTGGCGGGGACGCGGCTCATCGGGTTGCCGCCCGCTTGATGCGGGCCTTGAGCTTCCGGCGCTCGGTCTCGTCGAGCCCGCCGGCGATCCCGTCCGTCAAGCCGGTCTCCAGTGCCCACGCGAGGCAGCGCTCCATCGCGAGGCAACGGCGACAGACTTCCTTGGCGCGCTCGGCCTGGTCCTGCGCGATCACGGTGATCCCGACGGGGTGGTGGAGCTCGGGGTCCTCGTCGGCACAGGCCGCGTCGTGCCGCCAGTCGCGGACGTACTCGGTCGAGGTGGCGGACGTGTCGTAGTAGACGGCGGGGAGTCGGCTCACGCCGCGGCCCTCCGTCCCGCGCGCTCGTCGGCGATCAGGGCGAGTTCGTCGGCCTCGACGGACGCGTCGATGTAGGCGGCACTGTTGCGGGCGCCGCGCAGGCACAGGGCTCCCCAGCGCGCGGCGGCCAGGGCGTTGTGAACCTGTGCGGCGTTCATCCCGGCGGTGGCACGTCGGATCTCCCACCGGATCTGGGTGAGGGTCCGCAGGTCGGCGAGCGTGGCGGTCACGAGGCCACCTCCGCCTTCTTGCGTGCGGCGATGTCCGCGAGGACCGATCGCATGGCGGTCAGGTACTCGTCGGCGTCGAGGCCGTCGACAACCGGGATGTCCGCGGCTTCGGCGGCGGCACGGGCGGTCTCGGCGAGAGCAAGGGCCTGGTCGCGCTGCTCGCGCAGTTCACGGGTGTCGCCGTCCGCTGCCGCGGCGAGTTGCTGCTCGAGGTCGACGGCGATTGCGCGGGCCTGGTCGCGCTCGGCGATGGCCTGCTCGTACAGCCCGGCCCACTTCGCGGCGTCGCAGCCGCGCTGCCGGCTCTCGGCGGCGAGGGCGTCGCGCTCCTTGGTGACCTCCTCCAGGTCCGCGAGGACGTCGTCGTTGAGCTTGGCCTCGCGGGTGTAGTCGCCAGCCAGGCGGTCCAGGGTGCGGGTGGTGATGAGGCGGATCATCGGGTCCTCCGGTGGCGGCGGTGGGCGACGTGTTCGGCGTGGAGTTGGCGGGCGACGACCAGGCACACGAAGCCGTTCGTGACGACCAGGCCGGCGGCGAAGACGATCAGGAAGATCACGACGCGTCTCCGATCAGGTCGGCCGCCCAGGAGCCGCGGCCGGTGTACAGGTCGTCGAGGTGGCGCTCGATGGCGTCCTCGTCGGCGATGCGGGCGAGTTCACGGCGGAGTTCGCGGGTCCCGGGAGGGGCCGGTGCGAGCCGACCCCTCACGGTCGCGACGCCGACGATCACGCCGCGGCCCCGATCGGGCACGCCACCAGCGGAGTGGGGTGGCACTGGCCGCACGTCCACACCGGGCCGGGGCCGTGGTGGATCTCCCGCCCGTGGACCGGGCACGCCCGCCAGGTCAGCGGTTCGGGCAGGTCGGTGGCGACACTGTCGACGGCTAGCGGCCGGCGCAGAGCCGACGCGGCGATCACGCGGCACCTTCCTCGATCGCGGGCAGCACCAGGTGCGCCAGCGCGCCCGCCTGCCACGCGGCACCGATCGCGGCCTTGCCGTCCTTGCTCAGCCGCACCGAGTGCGTGCGCGACCTCGTCGCCTTGATCTCCACGCCCGGCACCTTGTGGATCTCGCCGGTCTCGGAGTCGATGATCTGCGGGGTATTCGCCGCCGTGATCTCTCCGAGGATCTTGCTCACGAACGCCGGCTGTACCTCGGTGACCACGCGCCGCTTGATCTCGGTCTCGTAGTTCTCCCGCACCCACGCCAGGAACGCCTGCGGGTCGGTGACCGTCGCCTCGGGCTTGGGGTCGGTGAGGCTGATCGTGCCGACCTTGGTGCCGTCCGGCAGCGTTGCCGCGACCTGCTGCACGCCCCTGTTCGTCGTGTCGAGCGCGGTCTGCACCTCGGCCCGAACGGACTTGAGCTCATCGCTGATCGCGTCGAGCAGGGCCTTCAGCACCGCTTCGCGCTGCGCCAGGTCGGGGAGGCTCACGCCGCCTCCCCGAGGAACAGGTCGCGCATCTGCCGGAGTTCGCCCACCGACGCCGCCTCGAGGGCGTGGCCGTAGGACGCGAAGAAGTCCGACTCCAGGACGGGCGTGGGGATATCGAGCGCCGCAGCCGCGTCGAGCATCTCGCCGCGCGCGACGGCGACCTCGTCGGCGTCCTCCGGTACCAGCTCGCTCTCGACGACCTCGGTGCCGGCAGACTCCTCGTTCGACTCCCCGGGCGACTTCGGCGGGGCGAACCGCTCCCCGATCAGGTAGAGGTAGGCGCCCAGTTCGCCCCGGGTGCCGTCCGCCGCCGTGACCTGCTCGGTCAGCAGGCCCCCGGATTTGGCCCGGTTGTACAGCTCGCGGAACGTCGCCCTGTCCGTCAGAGCGCCCGCCTCGTCGGCGATCACCTGGGCGGGACTCGGCGGCCCCTGTGTATCCCACATGCCGGGGTCGACCGCCTTGGACTGCACCACGACCGGCGCCGGGTCGTCCGCCTGCGCCATCTCCTCGGCCGTGTACACCCCGGCCAAGTCGTGCGGGAATGCCCGCCTGAGCGCCAGCGCTTCGCAGCACTTCGCGATCTGACCTGCGGGCATCTTCGCCCACAGGCCCATCAAGTTGCCGTCGCGAAAGGTCTGCGCGTACTCGCTGAACCGGGCCACCGCGGAGAACCGCGCGCCGTTCCGGATCACCGTGACCTTCGCGGCGGCCGGGGGCTCATCCGCCAGCCACACGTCCCGCCACTGGCCGGACGAGTCGCACCACAGCGTGTCTTCGTAGCCGTAGGTGCCGGCGGTCTGGGCGGTGACCCGCTGGGCGATGACGCGGTACCCGTCGATACCGGTCTGAGGCGTGAACACATCACGCCCGGCCTTCTTGTCGTATCGGCCGATCAGGTAGATCTGGCGGGAGAACGGGTCCAGGCCGGTGCGCTGGCACAGGTGCAGGAACCCGGACAGCTCTGCGGTGGTGACGCTCTCGCCGATGCCGGACTGCCGAAGGACGGCGCCCTGTTCGGGAGTCCATGTGGTCTGGTCGGGGCGGATGGCGAGCGTGCCGCCCGCCTTCGCGATCTCGGTGCTCACTCGGTGTCTCCTTCGTCGTCCCGCACGAGCCCGCGGCAGCAGCCGGCGGGGCAGTCGAGCGCGGGGTTGTACGGGCTGATGCCGGTCTCCCGGCAGGTGGCGCAGGGGGCCCAGCCGTGGGCCGCGGGGGCCGCCGCCGCCCTGGGGGGCTGGGCAGCGGCGGCAGTCGAGGAGGCGGTCACGCGGAGGCCTCGGCGGTGGGAGCAGGCCGCGGGACCGGGGTCAGCGGGCCGTGGTGCGAGCGCAGGTCACCCAGCGGCTCCCAGTCGGCCTGGCCGAATTGAGCAGTGAGGCGGTCGCGTTCGTCGACCTGCCGCATCAGCGGCTCGTCGTACTGCCAGTCGCCGTGGTGAGCCCAGTGGTAGCCCCGGATGTCCACGTAAGGCACGCTCAGGTCGAACACCTCGACGGCGAGGATGTGCGACGCCTCGTCGACCTGGGCCTCGATCGCCTCGGCGACGATGCCGCAGTCCCACCACTCCTGCCAGTCCAAGCCGGAGGCGGTCAGAACCCGGCCGCCGGACAGTTCGATCGCGACGTGCGTGGTCTCACGCACCCACTCCGGGACGCGGCCCGCAACCTCGTGCTTGTCCATCTCGGCGCGGTGCACCAGCCGCCGCAGCAGGTCGACCTCCGCGAGCAACTCCCTCTCCAGCGCGGACCCGAGACCGGCCATGACGCGGATCTGGTCCAGTCGCGCCGCCGACATCGCAGGCGCCGGAGTGTCGCCGCACCATGCACGACAGACCAGAGACCGGGCGGCGTGCCTGTCGGTGACCACGGTCAGGACCGCGCCGGAGAAGACGCCCAGCCCGCACAGCGCGCAACGGGGCTCCTTCATGAGGCACCGCCGACCGTCGCCGGGATCGCACAGTGCAGGTCGTACCGGCGGATACCGTCCACGATCGAGTGGCACACCCACAGGAACCACGGGTCGAACTCCCGGAAGCTCCACTCCCACACGTCCGAGAACTCGAAGCCCTTGAACTCGAAGTCCTGCAACAACCTGCGGGCCTCGGCCTCGTCGGCGAGGTCCCAGTCCAGAACCTCCGCGCGAAGCGCCTTGCCCAGGCCCCGCGGGGCGTCGCCGAACCGGACCGCGTCGACGAAGTGCTCGGTCACGACCTGTCGGAACACGGCCTCGTCGTACGCCTCACACGAGAGCCGGCCACCCTCCGTCTTCGTCGACCAGTAACACGGGTTGATACGGCCGCCGTCGGAGCGGAAGAACTTGAACATGTCCGGCTGTCGCGTGAAGATCCGCCCGCCGTCCATGTCGCCCCGCACCGCGAGGGATCCCGGCCAGGTGATCAGGTCGAACCAGTACTCGGAGTTGCCCGGCTGTGCGAAGTGCAGGTGCCGGTACAGGCCTTCGTCGTGCAGGACGGTCATCTCGTGCTCGGCCGTCTCGCGCTTGAAGCGGGCGGCGATGTCCTCGCCGTTCACGCTGCACCGCCCGACTCGGCCGCGACAGCAGCCCGCTCCAGCGCGTCGAGGACCTCGTCGACCGTGCGGTCCAAGAGGTCGTCGTTCCAGTCGGTGAGTGCGTCCGTCGGGTGCTCGCGCGGGTCGCGCAGCAAGCCGAGCTGCTCGGCGAGCCGGCGCTCCGCGACGAGAACGGCGCCCGTCGAGTACGGCGCGTCGTCCGACCACGTGGTCCCCGTGATCGCCACCCGAAGGGCGCCGACCACGTCGACCGCGCTGCCGTCCGTCGCCCTGGCCCCGGTGGTCAGTTCGTAGCCCTGAGCCCAGCCGTTCGTGCGGATGATCTCGGCGGCCCGCCGGTACATGGCGGCGAGTTCGGTGCGCTCGCGCTGGCACCGGTACTCGATCAACTCGCGAACGCTCTCGCGCTCCCTCGGTGTCGTCATCGGGTCGTCTCCCCGGTCGTCGTGTCGGTGGTAGCCCTGTGCAGCCACGAGGCAGGCGGCTCGGCGGCCGGGTCGATCCACTGGGCGCGGTCCTCCGGCGAGGCCATGTCCCACTGGTCCAGGGCGAGGAGGTGGTCGCACGTCTCCCAGTCCGCGTCCGACCAGGTAGAGGGATCCCCGTGCTTGCGGGCCCACTCGGCGGCCGTCACGACGCACCACCGGCGGGCGGCGCCTCGGCCGCAGACCCGCGCACCACTGCGGCAACCGCAGGCGGCACCGGGGCGGCAACCGACTCCCGCATCCGCGTCAACACGGCGTTCATGAACCGCAACGCGATCAACATCCCCGCGCGCTGCTCGCCGTCCTTGGTCCTCGCGACCCTGGCCAGCTCGGCCAGCTCCGACTCCAGGAGCGCGACCCACACGTCCCGGTCCGCGTCCGCGATCCGCGCCGCGATCTCCGGGGAGAGCAGCATCTGCTGGTCGGCGAGGCGCTGAGCGGCGCTCATGTAGGGGTCGTTGCCGTAGTTCGTCATGAACGCGCTGGCGATGGTGTTCGCCGCCAGCTCGACGGAGGACGTCATCGCGGCACCTGCGATCCGACGCCCAGCGCCAGCAGATCGGCCGTGGTCTCGCGGACGTAGGCGCGGATGTCCGTGTACGCCCCGGACTCCACCGCCTCCTGCACGCGCTCGGCCAGCGACACCAGGGCCGCCTCGACCAGCTCGTCACGCGTCGGCGACGGCGACGGGCCACCCAACTCCAAGCGGGTCGCCACCTTGAGGGCCTCCTTCAGGGGAGCCCAGATGTGCACGCGGACCGTCAGGCTGGCCGGCGGCATCTCGTACAAGTCGCCGAAGCCGAACCGCGGGGCCGTGACCACCGCGAACTGCTTCGACTCGGGCATCGCCGGGCAGTCGACGACCGCGATCTGCTCGTCCCTGTACGGGCGCCGACTCACGGTCTTCGGGGTGAAGCCGATACGCGGCTGCTGCACGCGCAGGGCCTCGATGATCGCCTCCTGCGCGCGGGAGTCCCGGGCCTGGACGGCGCGGTCGACCTCCCCGCACGTCAGGTGGGCCATAAGCTTGCTCATACGTCCTGCCACCTCTCTCTGTGTCTTCAGGGATCTCTGGGTTGTGGTGGGGCGGCGGGTCGTGCCGTGAAGGGGCGCGGCCCGCACCTGCGTCTAAGGGGCGTCGAAGTCCTCGGTCGGGCTCTCGCGCAGCTCGTCGACATGGGGGTGGAGACCCGACGGGTCGGGGCCCCGGTCCCGCAGCGGCACCGTGAGCACCTCCCACTCCCCGTTGTCCGGGTGGTGGAACAGCTCCCGAGACCAGCCACCGACGAAGCTCACGTGGGAGCCGTGCTCATCCGTCGTGCCCCTGGCCTGCGGGTTCTCCCCCAGGGCGATCAGCCGGTCCAGGTACATCGCAGCCATCCGGTACGCCTCTTCGACAGCGATGTCGTGGAGGTCCGTCAAGGCGAGGCGCTCGCGCTGGTTCATGCGGACACCTCCGCGAAGGCGCGCTCCAGAGCTGCTGCCGGATAGGTGTTGACCCGGCCGAAGGTCGCGTCCTGTCGAGGTCGAGGCTCCTCGCCCACCTCGCGGGTCAGTGCAGACGCCTTGCGGCCCACGCGCGCCAGATACGGACGGCTCGTCGGGAAGTCGTGCAGCTTCGCGAATCCGAGCGCCGTGAACCAGTCGTAAGAGCCCTCGATCGCGGCGACCTTCGCGGCCGTGACCGCCTGCTTCTGCTCCAGGGCTGCGAGGCGCTTGCGGTCGGCCCGCAGTGCGCGGAGCATCCCGTCCAGCATGTCCAGGTCGTCGCTGCCCTGGGTGGTAGCGAGTTCGGCCTCGTGAGTGCGAACCGCGAAGTACGCCTGTGCCGCCGCGACCTCCGGCTTATTCGGGTCGCCGTTCATCGCGACCAGGTAGGCGGCGAAACGGGTGAGCCGGTAGTCCTGCGGGGCGCGTCCGCTCTGACCTGCGATTTCCTGGGATCCCAGGAAATTCGAGTCGACGTCCATGCCCTGGTTCCGAGCGGCGGATCGGGCCCGATTCAGCGCCGGGGTCAAGTTCTCCCAGCGCCGGTAGCCCATCAACGGCTGGAGCTTGCGCGCCGACCAGTACTCATTGCCGTGCTCGTCGGTCTGGCGGATCGCGTCGAACGGCGAAGTGCCGCTCGGCTGAGGGATGATGGTGCTCAAGACTTGCTCCTTGTAGGGAAGGGGTGGGTCCAGGCCGGTCCTTCGGGGCCGGCCGGTTTGCGTCAGGCGGCGCCTTCGAGGGCCGCGGCCTCCAGCTCGTCCAGCCAGGCGTCCACCCGCCAGGCGCGGACGGCGTGCTTGGCGCCGACCTTGAACCACGGACCGGGTCCGTAATTCGTCTGGCGCCAGTTGCGGACGGTGCTGGGGTCCACGCCGAACATCTCGGCGATGTCCCTGGTCAGGTAGACCGCCTTCGGCGTTGCCGGGGACTTCGGGTTCTTCGACTTCGGGGTGTCCATCGAGTTCTCCTCTCGCCGTTCCGACTATCGATACAAGCTGTGGTGACTCGTGAATGTAGTCATTCGCGGCATGCCTATGTGTCGCTGTCGAACAGGTTCTTCACCGGCTTGCCCAGGGCTTCCGCCACGAGCGCTGCGGTCCGAGGGCGGTTGTTCTCGCGACCTGATGTCCCCAGGGAAACGAGGGATCCGATAGCGGACTTGGAGACGCCCTCGCCATAGGGGTCGATTTCTCGGGTGCGCTTCGCCAGTCGGGTGATGGACAGGCCGGCTTCGTCCATCGCTTCTCGGATCGGCTGGCCTTCGTCCCGTCTGTGGTGCATTGCTGCCCTTCGGGGGAGAGCGGTATACGCCACCGGCGTGCAGACGGCGTGGATTTTGACTACATCCGGGGCTCGATTGTGGTTCGTGCACCCGGTGCTGATGACTACTTTCACGCCGAATGTAGTCGCTGTCAAGGCGTCCGATGGCGTCCTAACAGGGAACTTTGGTGAAGATTCTGTATCGTCGCAGGTCGGATGTAGTCGTCATGATCAAAGACTGTGTCTCACTACACTTGAGCGGATGTAGAAGGTGCGACATGCTTCCCGTTGTGGACGCGTTGGCACGCCTCATCAAGACGCGGCTGGACGAGCTCGGCTGGAAGCAGGCCGAACTCGCCCGGCGATCCGGCGTGCACCCCGCCACGCTCAGTGCCTGGCTGCGGGAGGATCGCGCCAAGGGCACCCGGGGGCCCGACCCCAAAAAGCTGAGGGCGGTTGCCCTCACGCTGGGCATCCCGGTCGCGGACGTCTTCGAAGCCGCCGGCCGCATCGTCGATCAGGGCCTGGAGCCGGACGAGGAGGAGCGCTTCCTTCGCATGCTGCGCTCCCTCACCAAGGACGGCCGTGAGATGACGTTCGCCGCGATGCAAGCACTCATGGGGCACTCCGGCCGTCAGTCCGAATAGATCGCCGAACCGCCGGTTCCGTCGGGGCCGGTGCTTTTTGATGCCTCGATCCGGTGGCTGATTTGGGTTCTTATGACTGCGCGTCAGCAGACTGTTCGTAACCAAACGTGATCGCCTGTAGCCACTTCTCAGATCTTTCACGTCTGGAATCGGCGAGTGCTTGATCGGTCGCATGATGCGAGTAGCTTGGTCAGACCGTGTCCTCCGTCGCGGCCCTGATGCATCCGCTGCGCTCTTGGGGGGACCTGTGTGCGTTGTCGTCACCGTCTGTTCTGACGTCGACTCGGCCCGGCCCGTCTCTTTCAGCCACGACGAGGCTGAGATCTTGCTGGACCCCGACGTTGCTGTGGGGCAACGTCTGCTATACGTGCAAGCCCTGTTGATCTTCCTAGGCATTGCTCAACGCGAGGGCGTGGCGACATGCCGGTGTGGGGAGCGTGTCCGCATTCCCGGAGATCACGACGAAACGTAGTCAAGTTCGCTCTTTTGGGTGAGCTATGCAGCTATGGCTACAGGTTGTCAGTGATCGAGCGTAGAGTGCCGTTCGCCGTTGGGTTGTCACGGAGGCACTCGGCGGTGACGCCCCCTGCCGTAGAAAGCGGCAGGGGGCGCCATGGGCTCCGGGCACGGCACAGCGATGCACGTGCCGCCATGAGAGTAGAGCGCGAAGTTCCATTCGGCATCCTGCGCATGACCCAGGTGGCAAAAACTTGACCGATTCCTGACGGGGAGAGTCATGGCCGGGTACATCGAAGATCGCTGGATGAACAAACGGCCCCACAAGGAGACCGGCAAGCGCGAGCGTACTGCCCTCTGGGGCAAAGGGAAGCGCTACCGGGTCAAGGGCATCCCCGGCGTCGAGGATCGCTCGTTCGACTCCTCCGCCGAGGCGAAGAAGTGGAAGTCGACGGCCACCACGGACAAGAGTCGCGGACAGTTCGTCGACCCCCGGCGCGGTGACATCACCCTCAGGGACTACGTCGACAAGCACTGGTGGCCCAGTGTCCGGTACCCGCCGTCCACACGCGAAGGCGTCGAGTACCGGGTCTGGGGGCACATCCTTCCCCACCTGGGATCGACGCCCCTCAACGGCATCGGAACGGACGAGATCAACGCCTGGGTCGTCAAGGCCGAGGCGAGCATCGAGCCGAACCACGTCAGAACCTGCTGGCGCCACCTGTCGTCGATCCTCCAAGCTGCCGTCGAGGCGAAGCGCATCGCCGTCAACCCCTGCCGCGGCCACAGCACGGCGCGCCCGCCGGCCAAGCCCAAGCAGACCGTTCGCTCGCTGGACCAGGCGTCGATGTTCCTCGTCCGCGAAGCTCTCGTCGAGCGCTACCGACTCCTTCTCGACCTCGGCATCGGGAGCGGCCTGCGCCAAGGCGAGGCGTTCGGCCTGAGTCCGGACGACATCACGGACGATCGGCTGCATGTCGACCGGCAGGTGCTCCGCATCAAGTCGAAGCTGTGCTTCGGGCCACCCAAGGGAAACAAGACGCGAGCCCTGCCGCTCGCGCCCGCCCTGGCGGATGCCATCCGTGAGCACGCGAAGCGCTTCCCGCCGGTCGAGGTGGAGTTGCGGTGGGTGGACCCGGACCGACCGAACATGCCCTGGGAGGACCGGCCGAAGATCAAGGTCCTGCTGCTCAACGCGACGGCGCACAAGAACGCGATCAACCGGACCGACTGGAACGCGATGATCTGGAAGCCGGCACTGGAGGCGGCCGGCTTGGTCTCCAAGATCGAGGGCTCGCACCTGTACGAGGCATCGCGTGATCTCGGCTTCCACATTGCTCGCCACACGTTCGCCTCGGTGATGCTGGAGGCCGGCGAGTCGATCGTGACGCTGGCACATCTGCTCGGCCACAGCGACCCGGCGTTCACGCTCAGGACGTACACTCATTTCATGCCGAACGCCGGCGCGCGCGGAGTGACTGCGATGGACGCCTGGCTGCGAGCGACTCCCCCGAAGAGCGAGTGAGTCCCGGCGCGCCGAAAAGTCCCCGAGAAGTCCCAGGGACCCTATTGGATCTTCCTCTGCTCGGCTCCTGTGCTGGTCAGAGGCATAAGCGACGGATGAGTCGGCCTCTACGCCGGGTTCTGTGTGTCGGGCAGTCCCGAGCAGGCGCTCTTCTCCGAAACCCCGGCCTGTACTGCATAAACAGGGTCCCTCAGCGTCCTACGGCGTCCGTGCTCAAGAGGCGTTTTCGTCCCTCTGGAGTCCCAGGAAATCCCTGAGGAGTCCCAGAGCGTCCGCCGGAGAGAACCAGGACGGAGGGCTCATTTGCCCGGGCTGACCGGAAGCTCGTACCGCAGCCGACGGCCCGCCGCAGGCACCAGGATGGTGGCGGTCTCCACGGCCCGGTCGGCCGTGCGATACGTCCGCTCCACCAAGACCAGGACGGACTGCCGCGGGACCGCGAGCCGCTCCGCTTCGTCCGGGAGTGCGGCCCGCGCCGTGATGTCTTCCTCGGTCCGCGTCACCTGCAGGCCGATCGATGCCATCCGCACCGGGACCCCCTGGCCGGCGAGGGGGCCGCGCTCGGGCAGGAGGATCGGGGTGCCGCCCGTGATCTCGTAGGGCTCCCAGCTCACTACCAGCATCACCGGGACGCCATCAGCACGGAAGAGATACTCCGACCGCATGACGCGGTCCCCCGCCGCGATACCGAGACGTGCCGCGACGTCGGCCGGCGCCTCCCAGGTGGCGCTCTCCGACTCCCACTTCGCCGGCATGTCCGGCTGGCCCTCGATCGCGACGATCCACGGCATGCGTTCCGGTGAGGTGGCCTGCCAATGCCGGACCAAGCGCACGGGAGTAGGAGAGCGGACGAAGGTGCCGGATCCCGACCGGCCCTCGACGAGACCCTCCGCGAGGAGCACCCGCATGGCCTCAAGGGCGGCGGTTGCGCCCACGCCGAACTCGGCTCGGATTTGTGAGCGCGATGGGATGCGCGAACCAGGTTCGTATTCGCCCGAGAGGATTCTTCGGCGCAACTCTGCGGCCACCTGCTTATGGGCTGGGGTGCCGCCGTAAGGCGTCCCGGCCACGCTGTCCCCTCTCGCATCACGTGATGTGAGCAACAGATTGACAGCCTATGGCCACAGCTCCAAAGCTATGGCGGCAGCGTATACGCTATGTAATCAATTGCCGGGTAGGTCGGGGGACGCTCCATGCAGTCGACACGGACCGAGATCCCGGCGGGGCCGGATGCGGCGACAGTCGCCGAGCGGCACACCCTGCTCGCCCTCGCGGGAACGCCTCGTGCCGAGGAGGCCGCGGCCCTCGTGGGCGCAATGGTGGCGGAAGAGGTTCAGGCAAGCAGCGGGACCATGGTCGCCTTGATCGTCGACCTGGACGTCGGCTCGTGCCGCGTGGCCGTTGAGTGCGCCGGCGCGGGAGATGAAGCCCCGGAATCCGCATGGATCACTGCGGTCGGCTTGAGGGCCGATCGAGTCGGACACAGCCTCACCGAGGCAGGCCAGACGGTGTGGTTCGAACTGGCGTGGCCGGCAGAGTAAGAGAGTGGGACCGGAGTTAGCCTCCGTGCGTCGTCCGATCCCACCCGCGCGGCACCGCCTGGTCCGGCGGTGGTCTGAGGGGCCTACCGGCCCTGATAGCGCGCGACGATGCGGATGTCCGCGACCGCCGCCGACCACTTCGCGTCGCCGTTGTACGGCTTCACCCACACCCGGCCACCCTGGGGGTAGCCCTCGATCGCCCCCGGCGCACGTCCCGGGGCGTTGTGGGCGTGCTCGACGTGGTCGCCGTCTCCGGGCGGCGTGTCCTGGGCCATCGTGATCTCCATCGTGATCGTCGTGGTGGTGCCTCGCCCGGCCGGACAGCTCTGGCGGCCGGGCGAGGTGCTGGGGGCCCGGCGGTGAAAGAGGCACCGCCGGGCCGGGGCCGTCCGCCGGGCGAAGGGACAGACGGCCGGGGTGCCGCCCGCGGATCGATCGCGGGCGGCGTCGGGCGTGGCTCAGCCGCCCGAGTTCGAGATCCGGCCGATCCCCGTCGGCGGCGCCGTGCGCATCAGGCAAATCCGGGCCTCGTGAACCAAGACAGTCAACTCCGCACGCGACACGTCCAGATCCGGCCGGCCGGGCAGCGAGATGCGGTGCGGGTGCTCCGAACTGTCCGAGTCGCCGACACTCACCTGGACGACGATGTCGCTCCGCGGCACGGGGACCGCCTCCATTCCGTCGTGCGCCCCCGACGCAGGTCATCGAGGGTGTGTACTGGGGGAAAGCTTGTGACCATTCAGCGGGCCATACCCCCTCGGCGTCCACGGTCTGATCCGGACGCCGAGGCTGTCCGCTTCACGAGGACGAGGCCGCCATGCCGTACCCCCTCCGCCCCCTCGACGGCTCCCGATCCCCGCGGCACCACCTCGGGCAGGAACTGCGCCACTGGCGCAAGCGCGCACGCCTCACGCAGGACGGCCTCGGCGCGTTGGTGCACGTCAGCGGTGATCTGGTCGGGAAGATCGAGAAGGCGCAACGTCGTTGCGACGAGGATCTCGCCGAACGTTTCGACGCCATCCTCGACACCGGCGGCGTCCTCGTCCGCGCGTGGCGCCTCGCCGACGAAGCGGACAGACAAGCCGCTGAAGCGGACAATCAGCCGCCGGCGGCGCTCTCCTCCCTGACGCTGGAGCAGCTATCCATCGCTGCCCCAGACAGGACCAGCATGCTCCGCAGGAACTTCATCGCCGGCGCCACCGCCATCACCGGGACCGCGTCCGCTCTCGCGCCGCCACCCGCCCCGGCACGTGCGCCCGCATCCCGCCAGCCGGTCGACCCGGCGCTCGTCTTGTACTTTCGCGAGCAGCTCCAGGGCCACTACCGGGCGGACATGCTGCTGGGCCCGCACCAGCTCGTCGCCACCGTCACCGCGCAGCATCAGCTCATCTGCGAACTGTCGGCGAACGCCGCGGGCGAACTCCGCCGCGACCTCCTGCGGGTCGGTGCCGCCTATGCCGCCCTCCTCGGCTGGCTCCACCAGGACGCCGGCGACCACACCTCCTCGATCCGGTGGCGCGACATCACCCTCGACATGGCCCACCGCTCCCGCGACCACCAGCTCGTCGGATACGCCCTCGCGAACAAGGCGTCCCTGTGCGTCGATATAGGGGACGGGTCCGGCGCCGTCGACCTCGCCGACGCAGCCCTCGCCGACCCTCGGGCCCTGGCCCCCAAGGTGCGCGTCATCGCCTCCGTCCACGGTGCGCACGGCCGCTCCCTCGCGGGCGACCGCGCCGGCGTCGACGCCCTCCTGGGCGAAGCGCAGCAGCTCGTCGAACGCATCGACGACGACCTGCCCTGGGGCGATGCCTGCCGCCGCACCCCCGGATACATCGACGTCCAACGCGCCACCTGCTACGGGCGAATGCAGGACCCCGACGCCATCCGCGAGGCCGACCGCGTATGGACGCGCGTGCTCGCCGCGATGCCGGACACGCACCGCCGCGACGTCGCGGTCTTCCAGGCCCGACACGCCGCCGTCGCCGCGGCGGCCGGCGAACCCGAGCGGGCGCTGTACCTCGCCGGCCGGGCCACGCTGGTCGGCACCAGCACCGGGTCCGCCCGCACGCGCGCCGAACTCGCCGCGGTACGAGACCGGATGCGGCCCTGGGCCGATCACGCATACGGACGTGACCTCGCCGATCTGCTGGCTACGATCGGCCTCTGACGACATGGGGGTGGACATGGCACTCACGCCACTGACCGACGACCAGATCACCAAGCTTCTCGCCGACCTGCCCGGCTGGCGGCGAGTCGGCGACGCGATCGAGCGCACGTACACGCAGGCGTACCACGAGACCCTGCACCTGGCGATGTACGTGGGTGCGAAGGCGCGGGAGGTCCGGCACCACCCGGACATCCACATCACGTGGCAGAAGATCAGGTTCTCGATCACCACTCACGACGCCGGCGAACGCCTCACGGACCGCGACTTCGTTCTCGCGAAGTGGATCGACTCCATCGCCGCGGGCCACGGGGCGACGCCTGTCGACTGACCGGCCGTAGCATCGACGCACCCTGCGGCTGCCGGGCCAAGCCGGAACCGGGCAACCGGATCCCCCACCCCGAGGTGGCGGCGGCCCCCGGAGCCGCAGGGCGCACACCGGGTCGCGTACCCCACGCGAGTGCGCCGGCTACCGATCACGGTCGGCGTGGTGCCACGCTGGACCCATGCCCATCACACACGTCCGCGGCAAGGCCGTCGTCCTCCCCGACACCCTCGACGGGATCCGCGCAGCCCTCCCCGAGGAACGGCGCGCCGAGTTCGACCGCGTCATCGGATCCACGCCGCTCCGGCAGATCGCCCAGGTCGCGCTGATCGACTTCGCCATGCCCGAGGACGCACACCGGGAGTCCGACGAGCAGATGGCCCGCATCCGGGCCGGCGACTACACCGGAGTCGTCAACGCCGACGGCACGCCCGCGACCGCACCGGAGGAGCCCGAGTGAGCTACCACGTGCAGTACAGCGACCTGGCCGAGCGCGGCCTGTCCGGGTTACCCGCGGCGAACCGGGCCGTCGTCAAGGGCGAGATCGAGCGGACCATCGGCCGCGACCCCTACGGGTGCGGGTCCTCGCCCGTCCGCGGCAACAAGGACCGACGGAGCGCCTCGGTGTCGACAGTGATCATCGAGTACGAGGTGTCCGCGTCCGTGCTCGTCGTCACCGTGCTGAAGGCGCTCACCTGGTAGCCGCCACCCGGACGCCGGCCGCGCCCACGGGCCCGGTGTCGGACTCGGCGGGTAGCGTCGGACGGATGCACGACTCGCAGGACACCCCCACGCTCGACGTCGCCCAAGCACGGTGGGACGCCGCGAACGAAGCGGTCAAGGTGCACGCCAAGCGCGGCCGCCGGAACGATGCGATCCCGCCGGAGGACGAGGGCGAGCGGGCCGCCTGGGACGCCGAGCACGCGGCCTGGGTCGAGGAGTGGGAGCGGGTCCAGGCCGAGGCGCGGGCGGCCGTCGTCGAGTTGTACCGGGCGCGGCAGGCCGCGGGCGAGTAGGACAGCAGGGGCCTCGTTTCGGTGATTCGCCAGCGTTGAACGGTTACCAGCCGTTACGTTCGGCGTTGACTCATCGAGGGGGCCCATGAGTAAACAGTCATCTCCGCTTCTGACCATGCAGACGGTCGGCGCCCTGCTGTCACCAACAGCCAAAGCCATCACCCGAGGCGGCATCCAGTGGAGCCGTAAGCACTCCGTCTACACCGGCCTGGTCACGGTCGAGACCCAGATCCCGGACCTCCGCAAGGGCGTCATCCGCATGCACGTCCGCAAGCCCGCCGCGTCCCAGCCGAGGCTCCAGTACCTGATCGGGAACGCTGCTGTCAGACGGCTTTGCGTAAATGAACCCCACCCCCCGTTCGGTGGGACCCACAAGCACATGATCAACCCGCAACAGAGCGACGAAGACGCCTACGAGCCCACCGATATTCCGGTCCCCGCGCTCGCCCCGCGCGTGGCACCAGGCGTCTACCGTGCAATTCTGGAAGCGTTCATCCGGGAGTGCCAAATCGAGGTCGGACCCGACTTCGAGTGGATCGAGCCAGGTCAGGAGGCGTGACGTGAAGTCCAGCACCGTCATAAGCGCACTGCTTGGGGCCACCAACGACGGCACGACCGTCCACGAATACGGCGACGGGTTCCTGGTCGACCTGCCTCTCACCTACAGCGACGGCGACTCCGTCAGGCTGCTCATCGAGCCCGTGGGCGGCGGCTACCGCGTATCCGACCAGGCATCCGCACAGGAACGCCTCCTCATGGCCGACGTGACAACCGAGCACGGCCGCGTTGCCGAAGCCATCGCCGCGACGATCCGAGCGGCCGGACTCGTGAACATTGGCGGTGAGGCCGACGAGCTGGCAGTCTTCGGCTCGGCCGAAGATCTGGGCCGCTCCATTTGGGCGGTGGGCTCAGCAGCCATGCGGATCGAGCAGCTACGGTGGCTTGCGGTCCGGCGCCCCCCAGTGAAGTTCGCCGAACGCGTCGTCGAAAGGGTGACGAACGCAGCCCGTGAAGGATGGAAGGTGCGCAAGAACGCGCCCATCCGGCTGACATCGGGCAGAGAGCGGCCAGTCACCGTCGCAGTTACTCAGGGCACGACGGCGGCCTACGTGCAGGCTCTCAGCTCGAGCGACTTCGAGAAGGCGGCGGAACACTGCCACTACCTCTTCAGCTTCGCGGAGGATCGACACACCGGACGTGTGGCCGCGTTGGCTGGCGAGCCGGGTTCTTGGCCATCGGCCATCGTCAAGGAACTGGGCAGCATCGCGGACATCGAATACTTCGGACGGCCCGGCTCCCTGGAATCGGCAGTCGAGAGGGCTCTCGCCGGGACAGCCCAGACGTCTCTGTAGGAAACGAAAAGAGAGCCCCCGCCGCCGCCCACGAAGGGCAGCAGCGGGGGCTCTTTGCGCAGGTCAGCGGGATACGTGTAGGTGGACGTGATAATTCAGGCGCGGAATTCACACTCCAGTTCGGTGGTACTCCTCCACCAAAGGCTCCGGCGGCTCCGGATCGATCCCCGCCCGCCGCATCTGCGCACACCACCGATCCGCACTCCGCGAGAACGCCCGCAACACCGCCTCCAGCCGCGACAACCGCTGCCGCAACTCCCCATTCTCCCGATCGACCCGCTCCGTCGTCTCCTTCAGAATCGACAGATTCACCTGATCACGCGCAGGCTCCACGGTGATCTGAGCCACCGCACGCTGAGCCTCGGCCGTCGCCGCAGTCGCCCGCGACGTCGCCCTCAACGTGAACCACCCACCCACACCCGTCACCGACACCGCAGCAAGCGTCCCGATCAGCTGAAATATCTCACTCACGAGTCACTCGCTCTCGCCCGTTCCGGTGGGCGGGAGCGAGTGCTCAGGCACCGTGCTCGCCCACAAAATCACGCCGATATGGCTAAGAAGAAACCACCCGGCCACCGCCCACCCGCGCGGATAGCCGTCCACGGCAGCCCGCAGATAAGCCGTCCCCCACACCGCCGGCGGAATCAAAGCCGCGAAGAACGCCACCCCGTCCTGGCCAATCCGCACCCACGCGCCGGCGAACGTCGCCGAGCCCGCAATGATCCACACCCACGCCCAGCAGTGCAGCGGCAGTGCGTTCGTCAGCAGCTCCAGGCCGCGGGTGCTGGTGGGCGGGGTGGTCACAAGGCCGATGCCGTAGCAGATCTTGCCCGCACCCAGGATCGCGAGGATCGCGCCGCGGCGGCCCAGACGCTGCCGCAACAGGGCCGCCGCGCGCCTCACCGCGAGTACCCCGGGGTGGGCGGGTCGTCCTCCGGCCGGGGCGTGTGCTTCGCCAGCCAGCCCGCAACCAGCGTGATCGCCGCCGGGATCGTCGGAGCGATGAACACCTCCGCGACGTCCGGCAAGCCCGCGACGATGTTGATGTCGCTGGCCGCGTGCAGGACCGCGAGCAGGCCGGTCAGGCCCAGGTAGGTCGCGGTCGTCGAGACCTTGACCTTCGTCTCCATCGGCGCCGCCATGTCAGGACTCCATCCGCTTGTGGTTCTCGTCCGCGACCGCCTTGGCGATCGCCGCGAGGAACGAGGTGTTGGCCGCCAGAGCCGTAGCGACGGCCGCCGCGTCGACCTGGACCGGGACCGGCGTGGACTGCGCGGCCCGCACCTCGGCGATCGCGTCCATCACCTGCTTCTTGAAGATGTAGATCTCCCGGTCGACCTCGAAACCGCGCGGCACGTAGGGCTTGCCGTCCAGCTCGAACGTCGCCTCCGGATACGGGTCCTCCCGCAGCCGCTTCACGACCGCGTTCACGACCTCGTCAACACTGGCCATATCGAACTCATCTCCTGATGAAGGGGTGGTGGGGATCGGCCCGCCCGCGAGGCCGCGCTGGATACCGGGCAGGATGAGCTGGTCGAACTGCCGCACGCGCGCGTCACCCGGGCAGGCCGTACCGTCCGTGGACCACTGCCGGAACAGCCGGTGATAGCCGATCCCCGGCGCGTCCCAGCTCGTGGGTTTGCGGGCGGGGATGCCGTGGGTCTGGCACAGCCACACACCCAGGCGGATGATCATCGCGACCTGGGCGTCCGTCCACGGATCCGTGTGCTGCAGATTGCTCGCCGACTCCAAGCTGATCGCGCGCACGTTCGCCGACGCGTTCGCATCCGCACGGGTCTGAGTGCCGATGAACTGGCCGAGCGAGCCGTCGTAACCCAGCCCGAAGTGCGAGTCGAGGTTCGTCGAGTCGCGCCAGTACTCGAAGATCCGCTTCGGCGCCCACGGTGCCGCGATCGAGTGCAGGATGAACTGAGTCGGGCGGATCGCCGCCTGACTGTTCGATTCGGGCTGTAGCTCCATACGTTCGGCAAATGGGCACCAGGCCATAGCCCCTCCTGAGGGCGAGTTGAACCACGCGCCGTAGTCGGCCTGCATGGCGTCGTCGATGTCGATGTCGTAGCCCGCGAGGCGAGTGGGCGGGATCCGCTGGAAGAGGTGAATTCCGGGCACCTTCACCCCGCTCGACCAAGCGCCCGTCTGCCAGAACCACGCTGCGGCGCCGGTCCGTTGAGCCCACTCGATCGTGGCCCGGCCGCCGTAGACGCCGATGTTGGCGAGGTCGAAGACGGAGCGGATGCCGCGGAAGTACTCGGCCACGGCGGCGAAGTCCTCGGCCCGCCGCACGTCGTAGTCGACCGCGAAGTAGACCGGGCGGCCGCCCTCGCCCTCCGGCCGGCCGAGCGCACCAGCCTGCTGGGCGGCCAGGCGAGCGTCGCGGCGGCCGCGGTCGTAGCCGCCACGCCACGCGACCGTGCGGTCGGCGCCGCCGCCCTCCCAGACGGCGACCACACCCAGGCCCGCAGCACGACAGGCGGCAATCTGCGCGGTCGTCCACGACTTGGCACGGTGCGAGGTGTCGAGGTCGGTGAGATAGCGCGCCACGAACGAGTGGCCGGCGGCGCGCACGACCTCGGCCGGGACCGGGGTGAAGCTGTCGATACCGGTGGGCATGCCGACCCCCTCGGGCATAACGAAGCCCCGGCCGACCGGCGCGGGGCTGAGGTTGGGCGGTGGATCAGACCGCGAGCAGCCGGCAGTACTCCATGCCGACCCGGACCAGGCCCGCACCACTCGTGCGGCGCGCCTGCACCGTGACCGTCATCGTCTCCACGGTCACCCCGTGCTCGGCGGGCGGCGGCGACCAGAAATCCGCCGTGAACGCGGGGATCGCCACCGTCGGCCCGAACTGGTCGACGCTGACCATGACACGGACCTCGCCCGTGGTCCCGGACTCCGTCACGACCTGGCCGCCGATGTCGAGGATCGGCGCATCCACCGTCAGCCGGCCGAGCCAGATCGTCTCGAACGTGCCTGAGGTCGTCGCCAGCCAGTCCGAGACCCGCGCCGGATACATGCCCGTCGCCGGCCGTGTAGCCGGCCCGGAGTTCGCGTCGGTGAACAGCCTCCGGGCGGAGTTGGATTGGTCGGCGATCCAGTCCGCGGCGTCCTGCCGCTGGAGCGGATACGGCATCAGGCAGCCCCTTCCAGGTAGATCTCCATCGACTCCTCGGACTGCCCCCGCTCGGGCGGCCGGACTTTGAACCCGACCATTCGCCGGTCCGCTTCGAGCGGCGGCGTCCACCAGGTGTCCGCGATCCGGATCCGCACCGTGTCGCCGAGGTGCTGCGGGGTGATGTCCGTCTCGGACAGGCGCACCGTCACCGACGGCGTCGCGACCGGGCCGGACGAGCGGCTCATCTCCGCGCGGGCCAGCGCCCGCAGCGTCGGGCCGTCCGTGATGTCGCTGTAGTCGCGCAGCACGTCGACGAGCGGCCACCCCGCGTCGAGGTAGTCCTGGGCGACCTCGTACGCGAGGCCCGGGCCGTGGGATGCCGGCCGTGTCTCGTTGCCCAGCGGCACGCCCCCGCCTCTGCATCTGAAGCTGGTGCCGCCGCGGGTGCCGTCCTCATCCCAGGTCCACGTCAGCACGTTGCCGGGGTCGGACAGCTCATGCTGTGCCTCGGACCGACCGAGTTGCGGGTACCCGAGGCGCATGTGCCGCACCCGGTCACCACTGCTGTCGTGGTACGCGTCGATGGCGTACTCGAAGCCGTCCTCCACGTCGGCGATCTGGTCCAGCGCCGCCCCGTAAGAAATCCCCGCGTTGCTCGGCCAGTCCTTCGTGATCAGAACACCAGAGAGCCCCGAGTCGATCGTGATGCCGATATGGCTATCGTTGCCGACGCCGAGCTGGAGCTGATCGAGCAGATCCCGCACGGCGTCGAACTGATCCATGTCCACGAAATCGAGGATGTACAGGGGCGTCTGCCGGTAGAGGTACGACTCGAACGACGCGGCCTGCAGGCGTACCTGGTGCGGCCCGCGGTGGGGCCGGGTGATCGTGCGCCGCCACAGGATCCCCGACCACCAGATGTCCCGGTCACCCCTGTACAGGTACACCGCGGTGCGCTGCGGCTCGCACGGCCGCACGAGGTCGGCAGTGGTCTGGTCCGGGATCGTGATCGAACACGACAGCGAACCCGCCTGGCCGATCAACCTGTCGAACTCGACGCCCGACGCCTCGATGTCGGCGAACGTCCTGTCCGTCCGCACGTCCGCCAACTCGACCCGCCACGTCGGGGCGGTCACAGACTGACCCACGCCGCAGTCATCGACGGCGACGAGTTGATGGCCGCGATCGCCAGCGACCCGCCCGAGGACTGGTAGGCGATCGCCATCACGATGTCGCCCACCGCCAGGGGCACGACATCGGTGGAGATGGTCCCGGCCGCGTTCCCGGCGCCGTTGGCGGCGATCGAGTAGCCGGCCAAGAAGGTCCCCGACGTGCCGCTCGCGGACGTGGTCGAGTACAACTCGATGCCTCGCGACCCCGTGTTGTTGCTGGTCCACCCTGCGCTGCATCCGAGGCGGTAGTACCCGGCCCGGGTGATGTACAGCCCCGTGATCGCGCTGCTCGCCGCACTGCCCGAGGAGTTGATCGGCGTGATGTCGCGGCTGACGATGCTGCTCGACCAGGCGAGACGGGTCACGGTCCCGGAGGCAACGGACGCACTCACGCCCTGGACTCGGGCAATCGGCGGCTGCCCCACCAGCACCCGCCGGTCGGTGAGCGCCGACACCCAGGTGATCCCGCCGTTGCCCGCGTTGGCGCCGGCCGGGACACGCACCTCCCACAAGGCGATGCTGCTGGCCGGCACCGGCGGGGCGACCGGCGACACGGCGGCCGAGCCGACCACGATCGTCACTCGGGCGTCCTGTTGACCCAGGCTGTCGTACGGATTGTCCCTGACCTGCAGCACGACCAGGTCCTGCCGCGGCAGCGTCGCGTGGCCGTCGGTGAACGTGAGCCCGACCGCCGCGTCGACCACCACCGGGTACGGCCCCTGCAGCGACGAGGACGTGCCCTGCACGATCGCCCGCACCGTGCCGACAGACGCCGTCATCGCGCCTGTGGAGGACAGCGCGGCGCCCATCGTGACGAGCCCGGAAGCCGAGGACATCGCCCCTGTCGAGGCCATGCTGACGCTGGCGTACAGCCTGTGGTCCTCGGGGGTGATGCCGCTCTTCTGATAGCCCACTCGGACAGCCATGGGACTCCCTACATCCAGGCCGCGTAGCGGCTGACGGTCATGGTGGCCGAGCCGGAGGCGGCTCTGAACGCGATCTCTTGCGAGCCAGGCGGGACGACGAACTGCCGCAGCAGGGCCGAGCGCGCGGTGCGGGTCATCAGCCTCGACGCGGTCCCGTTGAGGATCACGGTCCCGGCTCGGCAGTCGATCACCAGGACGTCGCTGACGGTGAGGGCAATGTCGAACTCGATGGTCAGGCCGGTCGATACGACCGTCACCGCGGGAGTCGCGCACTCGCCGCTGATCGTGATCAGCGGGTGGGCCTCGGCGTTGCCGGCGTTGGCAACGGTTGCCGACCCCGACGCGCCGCCCGACCCGTACGACAGGTTGTACGTGAGGTTGTAGCTGAGGCCGGCCGGCGCCGACGGAAGGCCCGTCCCGACCGCCACCTCCGCCGGGTCGTACAGGCGCGGATCGCTCGCCTCCCACTGCAGCGCGACGCCGTAGACGCGGCCGATACGGTGCACCGGGGCGATGGGAATCGCGCGGCGTGTGCACCGCGCCTCGGCGTACAGCGTCTGTCCGTCCAGCCGCACGACCAGCGGCTGCTCGTCCTGGGCGACCGGCGTCGCGGAACGGATCGCCGCCAGGTTGCTGCCGACCGGCTCGCGGATGATCACGCCCTCCACCGTGATCGTCCGCGTCTGCGCGTACAGCCGCCCCGGCCACGCCCCGTGCTCCACCGGCCGGAGCGTCGTCCCACTGTCCAGGGCGGGCATGTCGAGCCAGCCCGTGAGCTGGTTCCAGCCCGCGGCGCCGCCCTCGCCGAGCAGGAGGTCGCCGTACTGGATGTGGCCGTCTTCGGTGACCAGATCGCCGATCATCTACGCCCCTCGCTTCGTGGCTTCCCACCACAGGCTTTCGGCGACGCCCTGCTCGCTCTGGCCGTCCGCGTAGTAGTTGTCGATGTGCACCGTGACCGACCGGCCGCCACTGCTGCCCGAAGCTGCAGCCGCCGCCGTCCCGGCCATCGCCATCCCGGCCCCGACGAGTGCGGGGCCGCCGACCGTCTTGGATGCCGGGGCCAGGCTGTAGCCGAAACGCCCGGCAACGTCCGCCAGGATCGCGGTGGATCGCGACCGCTTGGCCGCCCCGAGCGGGATGTAAGCCTCGCCTCCGGTCTCCGGCTCGGCCCACACCCGCCAGTCGCCCGCGCGCGCGATCTGCGCGATGTGCTGGCCCTCCGCGTAGGCGCGGATCGACTTCGGGAGCCGGAGCCCACCGTCGACGAACTGGATGACGCCGCCGGACGATTGGAGCATTGCCCGGATTCGCGCGACATTCTCGGCGACCTGGGAGGCGTTGACCGTGACGTACGCCTGGTAGGTGCCCTCCAGCGAGTTGAGCTGGCGCTGGATGTACGCGACGTTGGCCTCGGCCTGCGACGTCTGCGCCCGCACGTCCGTCCCAACCTCGCCGGGGATCCGGAAGTAGTGCTGGATCAGCGACGCGATCTCGTCCTGCGTATAGCCCATCTGCTCCATGACCGCCCTGAACCGCTCCCGCTGGGTGGCCAGAACGGCGTTCGCAGCCTCCTCCGAGCCGGTCTCCTCCAGTTTTGCCTTGGACATCGCATACGACGCCTCGATCATTTCCCGGATCGCGGCCCGGTTGGCGCGGCCCTTTTCGCTGCCCGCGTCGAGGGTGCGGCCGTTCTCCTCGATGCTCGCGGTCAGGTCGTCGACCGACGCCTCCAGGTCGTCCTGGGCCTGCATCGAGTCGAGCGCCTTGCCGTTGAGGGCATCCCACGAGTCCTTGAGGTCCTTGATGGCCTTCTCTTGATCCTCGGCCGCCTTGGTGACCTGGGACTGCTGGGCGGCGGTTTCCTTGGCCTGCTCCGCCGACATGCCCGCTGCCTCGTGTTGGCGGCGCCATTCCTCCGTGCCCGCGGCCAGGGCGCCGGACGTGTCCTCGATCGCGCCTGTGACCGCGACCTGGTCGACCAGGAAATCGGTCCAGGTCTTGCCTTGCGCCTTGTAGGTCTGCTCCAGTGCCGCCCAGGTGGAGGCGCCGTTCTTCATCGCGGCGTTGACGCGGGCCTGTGCCTCGGCGTTGCCCTGGGCTGCCTCGGTCACGTCCTGAAGCGACAGGTGCATGCGCTCCGCCGACGCCAGGGCGCCATCGCGGGAGATGCGGTTGAGCGCCCACTCCTTCGAGTTCTTCGAGATGACGCCCGAGTCGCGCTCGACCGCCTCGGTGCCCTCGCGGACGATCGCGGTGTTGTCCTTCTTGGCCTTGCTGAACAGCGCCATGAAGCCGGTCGCGGCCACCAGGGCGATGCCGAGGAAACCCATGCTCATCTGGAGCGTGCGCATCGCCACGCTCGTCACCGACGCCTGTGCGGACAGGGCGGCCAGCATGGACTGGTAGGCGTTGACCGCCGCCCGTCCGAGGGTGAACGCCAGTGTCACGCCGGCCACGGCCACGGTCGCGAGCGCCAAGACCTGGATGACGGCCTTGCCCTCGTCGGGCATTCCCTCCCACAGGCCCTTCGCCGCGGCGCCCAGGCCCATCAGCCTGGGGATCACCTCGCCGCCGATGAACTCGGTGACGTTCTGGCTCACCGTGCGCTTGAACTTTTCCAGGTTCGCGCCGGCGTTCTCGGTGAGCGCCGCTGTCTGGCGGTCGACCGTCCCCGCGAAACCGGCCATCTTGGCGCTGGCGGCCGACGGGTCGATCGCCAGCAGTGCCTTCGAGAGGTCTTCGGACTTGGTGCCGAGGATCTGCTGGGACAGGGCGTAGCGCTCCGTCGCGGGCACGCTCGTCCGCAGGCGATCGAGGATCTGGTCGAGTGCCTGCTTCGCGACCGGGCCGCCCTTGGCGAAGGCGGCGGCCATCTCGTCCGCGTCGAGGCCGAGCTTCTCCAGGGCCGGGGCCGCGCTCAGGTCCTGGACGCGGATCGTGAGTTCCTTGAGCGCGTCGGCGACGAAGTCGGTGTCCCTGACCGCGCCTTCCAGGCCCTGCTGCATGATGCCGAGGGCGTCGTCCGCCGACAGCCCCAGGTCCCGGAAGTGCGTCGGGTACTCCTGGAGGGTGTCGAGCATGTCGTCGCCGCGCTGGTCGGAGAGCTGGAACGCGCGGCTGATCACGTCGAGCGCCTCGGTGGCGTTCGCCGCCATCCCCGTACGCATCAGCTGGCCTGCGGCCACCGCCGCCTGGCCGAGGTCGACGTCGAAGGTCCTGGCCAGGGTGAGGACCTTGCGGGAGATCGACTCGATCTGCTCGTTCGTCGCGCCCGACGGGACCAGCCCGGCCTGCATGACGTTGCGGATGGCCTGTGTGCCCTGCTCGAAGCTCTCCGCGAGCGTCGAGGAGTAGAGGCGGCCGGCGATCTCGCCGTGCTCGGCGGCGACCGCGTCCGACGTGCCGAGCTGGGCCTGGAGCTTGCCGCTGAGCTGGCCCTGCTCCATTGCCTCGGCGAACCCGGCGATGAAGATCGCGCCGAGCGCTGCTGCCGCCGCGGCGACCCCCACGGTCCCGGCGTCGAGGCCCTCGGCCAGGCCCTCGCCGCCCTCGGCCCCGGCCTCTTCCCCGGCCTGTGCCATCTGCTGGGTCAGTGCCTGGCCCGCGTCCTGCCCGGCGGCCCGGCCCGCGTTCTGGGCGATGGCGCCGAGGGAGTGGTCGAGCGCCGCGCCCGCCTGGGTGCCCGCCGCGGCGGCGCCGCCCGTGATGCCCGAAAGCCCCTGTCCTGCCTGCTGGGCTGCGCGCTGCCCGGCCTGGGCTGCGGACTGGCCGAGTGACGCGTCGAGTTGCCGACCCGCCTGCTGCCCTGCCTGCTGGGCCGCCTGTCCGAGCCCCTGCGACAGGCCCTGCCCCGCACGCTGCCCCGCCTGCGTGCCCGCCTGGCCCGCCTGCTGGGCCATGTTCCCCAGGTTCTGCGTGGCGAGCCGGGCCGCGTCCTGTGCGCCGGACCCGACCCCCTGTGCCAGGTTCTGCCCGGCGGCCTGCCCGGCGCGCTCCGTCGTCTGCGTGATCGACCTGGCGGCCTGGTCCATGGTCTGGCCGGCGCGGGCGACACCTTGCTGCAGGCCGCGATCGTCGACGGTCAAAAACGCGACGAGCTGCCCGACGGTGAGCGCCACGAGTCACCTCCCGGATGCTGGCTCCTGACTCGATGTCAGCAACCGGTGGATGCGGCAATCCGTCGACAGCAGGCCGAGGATGCGCAGGCTCAGCCAGCGCCACGACCGCGTGTCCAGGACCTGCTCGTAGTCGATCCCGTAGACCTGGTGCAGGTCGGCCTCGATGGCGGTCTCATGGGCGAGGATGTCCGCCCATGTCACCGACGGCCCTTGTTCGGCCGCCGGCGCCGGGGTGCCGCGGCGCCGTTCGTAGTACTCGTAGATGCCGTCTTCGTCGCAGGTGCCCCGGCCGACCCAGCCCGCCCACGGGTCTGCGCCCGCCGGGCTGCCAGAGGGTTTGGGACCTCGCCCTCCCATACGAGTTCGGCGTGGTCCGCGCCGAAGAGCACCCACGCGACGAGCGTGTTGGCGACGTGCTCCCACTCCCGGTCGGACAGTTCGTCCAGCAGGCGCGTGTAGTGCTCGCCGAAAAGAAGCCGATACTCGTTGGCCTCGCGACTGTCCGGCAGCACCTCCTGGTCGAGCGTGCCGGTCGTCACCGCCTTGCGCAGCGCCCGCCCCAGCCGTGCCGGCGGCGAGACGAACCGCACGTCGCGGCCGCGGATCGGCAGCGTGAACGACGCATCTTCGAGTTCGAGACGCGATAGATCGGTCAGGGCCACGTCACGCCGCCGGGTTCACGATGTCGTGGCGCTTGCCCACGCCGGTGAGCGTGACCGACGCCGAGTCCAGGTCGGCCGGGCCGCCGCCCGCGGGGTTCCACCCGATCTGTGCGACGCCCTCGTACGCCTCCGGGTCGCCGGTGAGGCGCTTGTACCAGCGAACATGGATCGTGCCCTCGCCGCCGAACCTGGTCGACGCCAGCCGGATCCTCTCCTGCGTCAGCGGATAGTCGCCGGTGATCCGGCCCTTCTTGCGCGCGAGCGTCAGCTCCAGCGTCCACGCCTGCATCGTCTTCACCGACGACGCCCACCCGTCGCTGTCGTAGTCCGAGTCGTCCTGCAGCGTGGGGTCGACCTTCGGCACCAGGTTCGTCATGCCCCGCAGCCGCTTCCACTCCGGCGGGTCGCCGACGTCGGCCATGTCCACGTCGAGCGCCCAGTCGCGGGCGAGTGTCGCGATCAGGTCCTCGGTGTCCGCGTCCGCCGGAACCGCGTACGTGAACTGGCCGGTGAGGGTCACCGTGGTCGAGCCGTCACCGATGACGATGTTGACGGCGCCCGCCGCGCCCGCGGGCGTGAGGATCTGCAGGAACTTGGCGGACAGGGCCTCGAAGTCGGGCGCCGCCGTGCCGCCGACGGTGACCGTGGTGACCGTGTTGAGGTCGGTGCCAGACACGGTGATCGTGTCGCCGCCGAGGGTGGATCCGGTGACCGGGATGACCCCGGTGATCGTGAGCGCCATGGTGCTGACTCCTCGTCAGTCGGGGTAGTACGCGGTCGGCCGCTCGGCCGTGAACGCGTAGTTGTCGGTGCGGCCGGGCCGGTTGAGCCCGTCGAGGCCGAGCGGCCCGGGGCCGGACATGTGGAGGATCTGCGCGACCCGCACCCCGCCGATCACCAAGTGCGTGCGGCCGTCGAGGTAGTTGCGGATGGGGTCGGAGATCGCGTCCGCCGAACGGGAGTTGCCTGCCGGGCCGCGGGTGCGAACCTGTATCGACACCGAGGTGTCCGCGAGACCGCGAGGGCGGCTCGTGCTGTACGCGGTCAGGCACACCAGCCGGTCCGGTGCCGGCGGGACCACCCCGGCGACGATCGCGATGTCGCCGGCGGCGTAGGTGCCGGTTGGTCGGTAGGTTCCGAGTCCGGCGTCGTGCAGGAGCTGTGCCAGGCCGTCGACCAATTCGGTGGTCCATGTGCTCACCGCAGCGCCCGCCGGATCTCGGCCGCGACCAGGTCCAGGGCGGTGCCGGACTCCGCCTCGGCCGTGTCCTCCAGGTACTTGGCCTTGCGGCCCGGCAGGTGGTGGTACGTCAGGTCCTCGTGCTGGTCGACCGCGTACGGCGTGTCGTAGGCGACGGCCGCGGTCAGCGTCCCGGCGTCGACGGTCGCAGTGCCGGAGCGCTCCAGGGGGCCCTCGTCGAGCGGGACCTGCTTGTTGCTCTCGCCGAGGATGTGTTCGCCTCCAAGCAGCAGCCCGCGGGCCGCTCCGTCGCGGGCGAGCCCGGTCACGGCGGCGCCGTTCCAGGTCACAGTGGCTCGGGTCATTGCAGCATCACCTCCGTGTTGCTCGGTACCGCCGCGATGCCGACTCCTGCGCGCCGCACGGTGATCACCGTCGTGATCCGCCCGCCGGGCAGCGTCACCCTGGAGCCGGGCGGCGGGTCGTGGTCGGGCGGTGTGATGTACGTAGCCGACGAGGCGACCTCGCGGCCGTCGGGCGCGCGGACCAGGGTGGTTGCCTCGGTCAGCAGGCAGGCGACCGCAGTTGCCGCGGCGTACACGGGGCCGTGCGCGCCGTCGCCCGCGTACGCCTCGACCGTCACGGTGTGGGCGAGGAGCATGCCCGGGATGTTCACCACCACCAGGCTCCCGCCGTCGAGACCACGCCGAGCCGGAACGCGGTCGAGGGCAGGGCCGCGAGGACATCGAGCGCCGACTCGGGCAGGGCCGCGGACGTGGTGACCGGGTCGGCGGCCGCCCTGGACAGGGAGACCGAACCGGCGCTGACCGTTGTCCACCCGCCTCCGCCGGTCCCGCTGTCACCGGTGTCCAGCCGGTATTCGACGATCGCGCACGTCGCCTCCGCCAGGGCCTGCGCGACCTCGGGGTCGGTCGGCAGGCCGGACGGGCCGACGTCGTACACGGCCGTCAGCAGCACACGCGAGAGCCGTTGTGATGCCTTGGCGAGCTGCAGCTCGGCATCGGCGGGCACCTCCAGACGAGGCGGCAGCCATGCCTCCAGGTCGGCGACGGTGGCGTAGACGAGAGGCATGGCGTCCCTCCCATCAGGTCGCGATGACCAGCGGCACCTGCCGCTTGAACGCCGGCGTCGCGATCGTCGCCGGTGCGGTCGTGGTGAGGCTGGAGCCGGACGTCTGCGACAGGTTCCCCTCGCCGGTGAGGACCGGCTTGGCGCCGACGGTGCCGACCAGGCTCGGCGGCGTGGTCGCGGTCACGTTGATCGCGGCGTAGTAGATGCCGCTCTTCGTGATCCGCTGGGCGGTCGCCAGCGCCAGGGTCTTCGCGGTGTCCGCCGCCCAGGCCGTGGTGGTCTGGTCGGCGGTTTGCGCGAGCAGGGTGCCCGCGCCGGTGTAGAGCGCGAACCAGTACGCCGTCGGCGTACCGGCGGCGGTGCCGGCCGACACGAACGTGAGGTTCGTGATCAGGTCGCCGTCGTTGAGGTAGATCGCCGCCGAGGTCATGACGCCGGTCGCGAGTGCGGCGACGTCGTCGAGTCCCACCCGCGGCAGGTTCGCCCGGTGGAACACGGCCTCCGGGTCGGGGCGGCCGGCGCTGTTGAGCCAGCCGAGGTCGTTGCGGACGAGGCCGCGGTATGCGCCGAGGACGGTCACTGGGTCGGTCCCTTCGGGTCGGTCTTGGTCTCGTCCGGCGTCGGGGCCGGGGACTTCGCGGCCAGCAGCGCCTCACGCTGCTTGACGATCCCGGCCCGGTTCTGGCCGGCGGCCTCGGCGTCGAGGACGCGCTCGGCTTCGGCCCGGCCGGCACCGTCGAGGTGGGACAGGACCGCGGCCACGGTGTGCTCGCTCGGGTCGAACGGGCCCTGGAAGCCGCCGCCGGTCTGGGCGATGCTGCCGCTCGGGCTTGCCGGGGGCGGGGTGACGAGGTCCGTCACCATCTCCTCCAGGCTCTGCTCGGGCGCCTCGGAAACGCCGTAGCCGCCGCGGCGGAAGTACGCCAGCGCCGCCCTGTCGGCGTCGGTGCCGTCGGTGACGAAGCCGGTGCCGTTCTTGAACGCGACACCGGCGACCTCGCCCGTGAACGTGCGGACGGGCGCCTCGATCTGATAGCGCGTCATGATCAGCTCACCTTCACGTTGCGCAGGACGCCGCAGCTCTTGGTGTTGCGCAGGACCGCGCCCACCGGGCCCATCTCGACCTCGCCGGTCTTGACCGCCCCGGCCTGGGCGAAGTCGGGCAGCCACGTCTGGACGAGGGGCTTGCCCGCCATCGCCGCACCGTGGAACGAGTCCAGGCCGAAGCTCACGGCGTAGATGTCGGTCAGTCCGGTGATGACACCGCCCGCGCCGCCGCCGTCGGTGTCCGCCGACCGGATCGGGATGATCGGCGCGGACCCGTCGACGCGGTCGCCCAGGTCGACGAGGACCCACGGCCCGTACATGTCGATCTGGCGGCCCAGGTCGTCCTTGTTGGACGTGAACTGGCTGGCGCGCCGAGCCAAGGACTTGAGGCGGGCGATGGACTTGGTGTTGCCGAGGATGGCCTTCACTCCGGGCGGAAGGCTGCCGGCCGCGCCGCCGTCGCCGGATCCGGTCTGCGATGCGACGATCCGGGCGAGGAAGTCGTCGAGCGAGTCGAACGCCGCCATCGCCAAGTCTTCGGTGGTGATCGCCGCCGGGGACCAGTTGATGTAGCCCGTGGCCACGCCCTCGTTGATCGGCAGGTACTCGGTCGACTGCCCCACCAGGCTCTTGTCGAGGCCGTCGAAGCCGGCGTCGTCGACCGCCACATCGCCCAGGATCAGCTCCTGCTGGAAGCGCGTGCGCACCGACGTGAGCTTCTGCGACATCTGGAACATGATCTCGTTGGTGGCCGCCGGGCCCAGGTTCGCGAGCGAACGGTCGATGTTGAACGCACCGCCGAGGGGGTGTAGTTCGGTGCTCTTGCGTTCCTTCGTGGCCTGGTTCGTCGGGTATTCCTCGTTGAACCGGCGGAACTGCGCGGTCGACGGGGCGAGGAGCCGCGTGTACCCGTAGGTGAGGGTGCCTCCGCCCGTGCCCGGGTTGACGACGTTGTCCCACACCATGTGGTCCAGCAGCCACGAGTTGCGGCGAAGGTTGTCGATGACGGCGAAATCGATGTCCGCCTGCGTGTTGAGCTGCGCCTGAGCGAGCGTGACGGGCACGGGGTCCTCCTGGGTTGGCTATGTGCCGTAGTGGGCGCCGATGGCGCCGCTGAGGGATGTGGTGCGGGGCTTGTTCGTCTCACCCGCGCCGTCGCTGAGGTCCGCGCCGGAGCGGCCCGCGACAGGCGTGGCCTTGAGCGACGGGTTCTCCTTGACGGCGTCCTTGATCGCGCTGTCGAGCGCCGCCCCGAAGCTCTTGGCGGTCGGATCAAGATCGGCTACGGCCTTGAGGAACGAGCGCGAGTCGAGCAGCGCACTCGCCTTCGCCTGGTGCTTCTCGGCGCGCAGGTGGACGGCAAGTTCGACGTCCTTCGCCCGCAGCGCGCCCTCCAGGTCGCCGATGCGGCCGTCCTTCTCCGCGACCGCCGCCGCGAGTTTGGCGGGGTCCGGCGGAGAGTCGTCCTCGACGAGACCGAGAAGCTTGCCGATCTCCGTCGCGAACTGCTTCTTCGCCTCGTCGGCGGCCTGCGCCTTGGCGGTGGTGCGGGTCTTCGCCGCCTCGCCCCGTGCTTCCTTCAGCTCCCGCTCCAGGCGGGAGATGACGGCCTTGGGGTCGTCGTCGGCGTCCTTGCCGGTCGACTTGGCCGCGGGCGGTGCGGGCTTGGGCGCCTGGCCCTGCTCGGTACCGGCCTCGGCGCCGTCGGTCTGCTCGGTCTCGGTACCCTGCTCGGTGCTCTCGCCCTCGCCGGAGCCGCCCTTGATCGGCCAGTAGGCGCGGCCGGTCCGCGGCGAGACGTACACGGCGGTGAGGCCGGTGCGCGGGTGTACGGGCATGACGATGTCGGGGGTCTGCATGGGTGCCCTCCTGGGGCGTGTAGGGCTCGCACCTGGCGGGCCGGTGGTTCTGGTGTTCAGTCGCGTGGCAGGCCGCGGCGCTTCATCTCCTCGTACACAGCGACGCCCCGGAAGCTCAGTTCGGCCATGCCGGGCTCGGGTGTCCCGTGCCGGGTGCGGAGGTAGTCGAGCTCGGCGCGGAGCTGCTTGTCGGGCATGCGTTTGACGTTGCGCCGGGTTCCGGGCTTGAACGGGACGTCGTCGTACTTGGCGGCGCTGGCAGCCTTCTTCGCCGCAGGCTTCTTTGCCGCAGCGGTGGGCGGTTTCGGCGGCTTGCGTGGCGCGGGCGTGCGCAGTGTCGGCGAGCCGCTGATGCCCGGGTTCCCGGTCATCGGGCTCTCTCGCTCGCGCTTGCGGCGCAGGCCGGTCTCCTCGACGTGCTCGCGCATCGCCGCCTGGTGGGTGCGGACCCGGGCCGCCGCCGCCTTGCGGGTGGGCTCGTCGAGCGCTGCGGCCTCCCGCTTCTTCCACTTGCGGATTGCCCGCTCGATCGCCCGCTGGCGTTGGGTGTCGGCGTAGGTGGCGCCGGTCGGGTGCGGAATCGGGCGTGGTGGCGTCGAGACGCCGACCAGGTAGGCGGACACGCTGCACCGGCAGTTGGGGTGCAACAGCCCCTTGGCCCTGGCGTCGGGCAGCGTGCCCGCCACGGTGACGCTGACCCACCGTTCCTCGGTGGCGTGCCGCAGCATCACGGTGCCGGCGGCCCCGCCCGAGCGCCACAGGATCTTGCCCGACCACTTGTCGCAGCGTGGGCAGTGCAGGGGCTGTTCGGACACCGTGACCAGCTCGACGCCGCCGGCGCCCAGCCGGTCCGTGTGGGCCTCGATCGCGGCCCGCCCCACGCTGGTGCGGAGGGCCATCTCGGCGTACTCGGCCATGCCCCAGCCGCGGCCTCGGCTGTCGACAAAGTGCACGACACCCCGGTCGACGAGCCGGTCCAGGGCGCGCTGTGTGGCCTGTCGCCTGCTCTCGACGCCGAGCGCCGGAGCGGCTGATGCCTCGGCGATCACCGACCGGTAGACATCCTGGGTCTGCCGCAGGATCGCCGTCCGGACCGGCGTGAGCGTGTCCATCACCGCGGCGGCGAGCCGGTCCACGACCGGGGCCGTCGGCAGGGTGGCCGCGGCAACGGCCGCCTGCCCCGCCGCGACAGCACCGAGTTCGGCTACGGCCGCCTGCTGGCCCCGGTCGTACGCCGTGGCGAGCGCCTCGCTCACGGTGGTGGCGGTCTCGCCGGCGAGGGAGTCGGCGATGCCCGCGAGAGCAGTGGAGAGGTCGCCGAGCGCCGCGAGCTTGGCCTCCGCCCAGTTGGGCAAGGCCATGCCTGCCGCGAGGGTGCGCCGGATCGTGTCGATCAGGACGTACTCGGCGGCCCGGTACAGGTCTCCGAGTACGCCGGCGAGATCCTCGGCCATCGCTGGGGATACCGGCATGCGTCACCCCTCGATCAGGTCGGGCTCCTCGTCCGCGGGATCGTCCGGCGGCTCGTCGGCACCGAACGTCGTCGGGTCCTGGGTGCTCATCCCGGTCTCGGCCTGGATGCGGGCGACCTCGTCGTCGATCCGATCGTCGTCCCAGTCGGGGTTGATGAGCCGAACGATCGTCTCCGTGGACGCGGCCTGCGCGCGACGCAGCAACTCGGCGGTCTCGGCCAAGGTCTTGGGATCCTCGGAGATCGAATCCTGGAACTCGACGTCGGGGCACTCGACCTCGACGTCGCCCTTGAACAACAGCCCCGCCTCGACCGCGAGCTGGGCCTCGATGATCTCGGCGATCGCGATCTTCCCGTACAACGCCTTGTGGGCGCGGGTGCTCATCGACCGTGCGTTCCGGGCCCGGATCTCGGTCGCCGTCACCGCGGCGCCTTCGGAGTCGGACCCGAACGTGCCCGCGCTGTAACCGGCCTGGCGTACGGCCTGCTGGGTCAGCTCCAGGCAGGTGCCCCGATGCTCCTCGATGCGGATCTTGAACTGCACGAGCGTCAACTGTGACGAACTGTCGGCGCGTTGCAGGACGTTGAGGCCGCTGTAGATCTCGCGGTCGTCGAACGACGCCCCCTGGCCGGGGCCGTTGCCGGCGAGCATGCTCTCGGGCACGATCACCCGGCCTGCGCCGAGGCGGACGTCCCGCATCCACGAGGAGTACGTCTCGTCCAGCGCGTCGAGGATGCCCTCGATGCCCTGGTAGTCGGAGCGGCCGAGGTTGGCCGCGCCCGGGATGTTCCGCCAGGCCCTGGCCGGGCGGATGTTCGGCAGGTAGGCCGCGGTCAGGTGCTTGAGGGCGCCTGTCTCCACCACCGGCTTCAGGCCCTTGGTCTCGGCGCGGGCATCGAGCGGAAGTGGCTTGCCGAGGATGCCCTCGGTGCCTTCGTACAGGCCGTGCAGGATGTAGCCGCGCTCGTGTCGCTCGAGGTGCCGGGTCACCTGCTGTCCGTCGACGGCGAGGACGCGCCAGAACGTGACCGCCCACAGCCGACCGTAGCGCCACTCGGGGGCGGCGCCGTCGGCATGGACGACGTCGATCCAGGGCCGGTCGGACATCTCCAGGTCCCATACGACCCGCAGGTAGGCGCCGCCGAGTGCCGCACAGACCTCGCCGAGTTCGATGAGCTTGGTGTGGAGGCCGCCCTCGATCATCTCGACGATCCGGTCCTGCGTGGCGCCGTGCGCGACGGTGATCGACGGGGGCTCACTGAACAGGAGGTTGCTGCTGGTACGGGCGATGTCGCCGGCCAGCGGCACGTGGAGCTTGACGCGCTTCTCGCCGATCGGCGTCGGCTGCCCCCACCACCAGCGGGCGAACCGGCCGGTGATCCCGCCGCGGTACTGGCTGGGCCGGTTCTGGACGCTCTTGTCGCCGCGGTTGCGGTAGCGCTCGGCGAGGCGGTCCGGGTCGGCGCTGTACCAGGCGTCCCAGTCGGCCATGGCGTCGCGGACGGTGGCGTCGATCGGCGGCCACGGGAGGTTCTTGCCCTCGGGCAGAGGCATCAGGCGCCTCCCTCCGGCGGTGTCCAGCCGAGCGCCCGCAGGGCGGCGACCGTCTTCTCGGGGAGAACGACCGCCACTTCGCCGTCGATCTCGATGTCGTGGACCAAGAGATCGAGGGTCAGTGTCGTGAGGCTGCTCCCGGCCGCCGAGTCCAGGCGCATCGCGCGCGTGGCGCCTTGAACGGCCACGCCGTCGATCTCGATCAGATTCGATCCGCTGCCGGGGCGAGGGAGGCGGATACGTGCGGTGTGCGTGGTCACGCGGCGACCTCCAGGTGGGTCGGGATGTGGGGTCGCCACAGGGACTCGGTGGTACGGACGCCGTAGCGGAGCGCATCACAGGAGTGGTCGTTTTCCTTGAGCGGCTCGTCTTGGCCCGCCTCGGCGGCGGCGTCGTCCCAGGCGTAGCCGGGGAGTTCGTCGATGAGGCCGACCGCCGACTCGTGCACCATCAAGCGACCGGCGGCGAAGAGGCTGGACACCGTGCGGATGCCGTCGAGGACGGCGTTGTCGGCCTGGGTGGCGCCGGAGACGCCGTCACGGTGGAGCTGCTCGATGTAGGAGGACGCCGACGGGTCGACGATCGTCCACTCGGGTTGCACGCCGATCACGTTGGACTCGGGGTGCGGCACGGCGGCGAGCCAGCGTTTACGTGCCTGGCTGTACTCGGTGTCCGTGAGCTGTCGTCGGGCACGCCGGGAGTCGTGCCGGTACTCGGACACTACGTACAGCCGGCGGTCGGCGCCGAGCCCGATCAGCAGGTCGGAGTACGGGTTGACGGTGCCGTAGTCGATCGCGTCGCACAACCAGCGGTCGATGCGGGGGAGTTCGCGGACGACGTGGCGGTCGGCCGTGAACATGTCGTAGATCGAACCCTCGGACTGGACCCACCGGCCCTCGATGAACCGCCGGTACCAGAGGCCGACGTACTCCGTCTTGAGCGCGCGCACGTATGCGGGATCGAGGCTGGGGTTGTCATCGAGGCTGAAGTGCCACGAGCGGAGGTCGAGTTCGCCGGCGCGTTGCAGGTACTCCTTGCGGATCCAGTGCCCGGGGTTGTCGGGGTTGGTCGTGCACAGCAGCCGGGCGCCGGGCGCGGACAGGCGCGCGAGCATCTGCCTGAAGTAGTCCCGTGGCAGGAGCGACGCCTCGTCCAGGTAGGCGAGACAAACGGTCGCGCCTCGGATCTTGCCTTCGGATCGTTTGTCGTTCGCGCCGATCAGGTGGACCGTCCGGCCCATGATCACCGCTGTCGACGCGCCCGGCGTCCACTTGATCAGCTTCGCCAGGGGCCCGAACAGGGCTTGGTCGACGAGCGGCTCCATGATGTTGCGGCCGATGGTGTCGAGCGTCCGACCGGTGATAATGATCAGGCCCCGCGGTGGGGCCGCCGCCACGGCCGCCAGGAACGCGATGAGCGAGGCGATGGTCTTGCCGGACCGGACGGCGCCGTGCCAGATGCAGATGCGGGAGGTCGCATCGACAATGCTCTCGATCTGCTTCGGCGAGAGAATCTTGCGGATCTCTTCGGGGAGCATCAGGCCCCCTCGTCTGTGGCCTCCTGCTGATCGCGGTGGATCGCGGTGAGTCCGGCCATGAGGCTGGTGATGAGGTCGCGACCGGCTTGCTCGTCGCTGGACCCGGCATCGGGTGGGCAGAGCTTGAGGCTGCGGTCGTAGAGCATGCTGGCCGCGCTGGCGAGTGCCCGCTTGTCGGATGCCGGGGGTTCGTTGACCGCCCGTTCCTCGTAGGTGTTGTCCTTGCCGCCGAATGAATAGACGACGCTGGGCTCCGACATCTGCTCGCGGATGCGCATCGCGTCCAGCAGGCACATGTACGCCTCGCGGACCCGAAGCGATTCGAGATCCGCCTTTCGGGCGGCTGTCGCGGCCTCGACCTGTGGGCCGCGAGCGAACGTCAAGCCCGCCTCGGCGACGACCTTGGACACGGTGCCGGAGGCGCGTCCTGTCTCGCGACAGATGCCGTTGCGGCTGACGCCCTGGGCATGGAGTTCGAGGATCCGCTCACGGTCGGGATCGGTGAGCGGGTTCGACGTTCCCTGTCGGAGCACTGTCTCCTCCTACATCGGGTTGCCCTTGGTGAGGACGTCCCAGTCGTCCAGGCCGAGCGGATCGACCTGGGCGGCGGGGGAAATGCCGTACCAGTTGGCGTTCGTGCTGGCGGGCATGGCGCCCGGGCTGGCGTTGAAGCCGCCGGCCGTTGCGCGGACCACGCCGTCGTCGACCGGGGTCGCGAGGGCCCCGGTCGTGACGCTGTACCGGCCTGCGGGGCAGGCGTAGCTCGCCCAGTAGTCGGTGGCGAGGCTCGGGATGTAGGGGGTGGTGAACACGGCCAGGTTCCAGCCGTCGACCGGCGAGGGCGTGACGGCGGTCGCGAGGAGCGCGGAGTCCGACTGTCGCCACAGGTGCACTGTGTTCGCCGTGTTGGCCGATGAGCCGCGGTACCAGTAGATGCCGGTGAGGCTGCAGGCGACGAGGATCCGGAAGCGGACGCCCAGTTCGTAGTCGCCCGTGTCGCTCTCGGTGGGCGATGTGGGCGGCGTCGGATAGATGACGCCGAACTCGCCGGCGGTGAGCGTGGTGGGCGGAGCCACGTTGATGTTGGTCCGCTTGGCGATGGCGAGGACGCCGGTGGAGCGGACGCGCACGAGGTCGCCCGCGGCGTAGGTGGTGGCGCCGTCCCAGTCGGTTTTCCACGCGTCGGCGAAGGAGACGCCGGCCGGCCCGGTTGCCCCGGTCGCGCCGGTTGCCCCCGTGGCTCCGGTCGCACCAGCAGCTCCGGTCGGCCCCTGGGCGCCATCGGCTCCGGACGGCCCTTGGGCACCTGTCGCGCCCGTGGCGCCGGTGGCACCAGCCGGGCCCTGGGGACCTGTTGCCCCTGTTGCGCCGGCCGGGCCTGTCGCGCCGTCCGCTCCCGCGGGGCCCGTTGCCCCGGTTGCCCCGGTGGCGCCCTGGGGTCCTGCCGGTCCCGTCGCCCCGGTGGCGCCGGCGGGCCCGGCAGGACCCTGCGCCCCGGGCGGGCCGGGCTGCCCGGTCGCCTCGACGGTGATGTCGGTGACGCTGGTCTCGACGGTGATCACGGTGTCGGTCATCGCGCCGTCCGCTCCGTGCGCAGGTGCCCGCTCACGATCATGTCGGCCTCGGTGGTGCTCGACTGCTGGAGCCACAGAGCCCAGGTCGCGGCGTGCGACAGAGCGGCGGTGATGGTCGAGGTGATCACGAAGGACACGCCGCCGCCCGCGTCATCCACCGTGATGGTGCCGCCGATCGCGCTGGGCGGTGTGCCGCGGACGAGGCGGACGACATCCTCGCCCTGGTCCTCGACGACGAGCGTGACGGTCAGGCCGCCCAGCGGTCGGGGTGTGCCGCCGGTCTCGATGCGGATGGTGCGGGAGAGGGCTTCGCCTCGGGCGCACCGCAGGTCGCAGGTGGGGATGTCGCCGGAGATGAGCACGGGGTCTCACCTCCTTGTGTATCAGGGGCAGTAAGCAGGAACCGCCGCGTCGGTGATGGCGGTTGCCTCGTCGCGGGTGTAGCCCGACTTGATGCTGCCGGTGATTGCGCGTTCCCGGTCGCCCTGCTGGAGCGAGATGCAGGCCATCCGGCCGACGTGGGGCAGCATGTTGAAGCTGACCTTCGAGCCGTCGAGGAGCGTCGTCATGCCGCGCTTCCGCAGTTCGGCGATGAACCGGTCGTCCCCGCGGGTCTGCACGTAGGGCGTCGGCGGCGCGGTCGTGACGGGTGCGGCTGGCTGGCTGGCGGCGACCGGGGCCGGATCATCGCTGCCGCCCGAGCCGCCGTCGCGCATCAGTCCGGCAATGAACAGACCGATGCCGATGGCCATGGCGAGCGCAAACCACAGGCCGAGAGCCCGGTTGCTGATGCGCTGGCGCGGCGGTGGCTCCCACGGTCCGGGGTATCCCGGCTGCTGCGGCTGGTGGCTCACTGGTCCCCCCACGGGTTCGAGTCCCGGGGAGGCTACGCCCGCCGGCCGCGGCGGCGTTGGGGGTTGGCCGAGTCGTGACATGGCGAGAGCCCCGGGCCGGTGTCGGCTCTCGGGGCTCTCGGTGTCTGCAGGCACAGTGGGTGCACTGTGATCACATAGTCTTCGGCGCAGGTCAGCGTGTCAAGCTACGTTGACGTCGTACTCGGCGGCGTGTCGCCGGTCGCATGCGGCCTGGATGTCGCCGAGGCGGTACAGGCGCCGGCGCGGGGTGCCGTACGCGCGGATTCCGTCCTCGCTCACCCACCGGTAGATGGTGCCGACGGCGACCCCGTAGAACGCCGCGTAGGTCTGGGCGCTGGCCCGATGGTCCAGGTTGGGCATGATCCGATGATCGCACCACGTCAGTCCCAGCGTCGCCTGTCGCGCCTCAGCTTCGCCACGGCTCTATCCTCGTCGTCCATGGACGCTGCGTAAGCCGCGTATCCGTCGAGCTGAGCTTCTTCGGCCGGGTTGTCTTCCTGCTTGGTGCCGTTCGGGTCGCCGCCGAACTTCTTCCACACCTCGCGGCAGACCGCCGCATGTCGGGCGCGCTCCTCCGGCGTCAATGACCTGGCTTCGCGCTCGATTTGCACTTGCTCCTCCTCCGCCCACTGGCGCAGGCGAGGGTCGCTGGGCAAGGTGCCGCCGACAGCCAGAGCCTGGCGCGCTGGGCACGGATTGTGCCCCTCGCCGAACGTCACCACGGTATCGGTGTGTTCGCGGTCGTCGTCGCCGACCCGCAGGGACTCAATGCCGCCGAGCGCTGCCCACTCGCGCACGTACGGCAGCCCACAGTCGGAGCAGGTGGCCAAGTCGGGTGTCGATCCGGTCACGGCCGCCACCCTTCCTGTTCGGCCACCGCGAGGGCGCGCTGCAGCCGCTGAACCTCGGCCGCCCACTCGGCTGCGGTGTGCGTCTCCGCGTGCGCCCTGACGATGGCCTCTCGCTGCTGGGCTCGCTCGGCAATGTCCCGGTTGATCGCCCCGTCGATGTCGAGCGCGCCGTCTGGCCCGCGTTCGACCACGTACCGTCGGGGGCCGCCTGTGGGCTCGTCGTGATGCCAGGGGCACGCCTCGATCGGGCAGTGGTGGCGGAACGCGTCGAGGGCGCGCACGTACTCGGTGGTCACGGCGCCTCCCGGGCGGTGGTGTTCATGGTTCATCCTCTCGCGGCGGGGCGACAGCTACAGGTGGTCGAGCAAGGCGGGGCCGAAGAGGACGGCCAGGACGATCGCGGCGATGACGTAGTACTGGATCGGCAGATCCCCGAGCCTGGTGCGGACCTCGATCATCTGCTCGCCGTCGGGCACATGTCCGCCATGGCGACGGCGTCGATGCTCGTCCCGCTCGTACAAGAAGGCGTCGTGGCCGTGCACGCGAGGGGACGTCGTGCGGCACTGCTCGCACCGGTAGCGGTAGCTCATGAATGCCCCATTTCGGATCACCGCCCATCATGCTCGATCCGCCATGCTTCGGGGCCGAGTTCGGGATCACGGACGTACCGAATTCCGCGTTCGGACCACTCTCCGGTCCCCTCTCCGCTGCTCTCCGCCTCCGGAGAGTTCGCAGGTCGGAGGGGTGGAGAGTGGAGCGGAGAGTGGCCGGGGGGCATCTCGGGGGAGAGCGGCGGGAGTTGGCTGCGGTGCACTCCTGCGCAGCCCGGTACGCCCCCCGCGCGGAACTTGCGAGTGGGGTCGTAGCCGGCCCTGCGGAGGAGGTCGGACAGGTGCTTGTCGGAGGCCCCGGCCAGGCCCGGGAGGCGGTCCCGCATGGCCGGCCTGAGGGTGGCCAGGTGGACCCCGTTGTCGTCCCCGATCAGCTCCCGAATCAGGGCCGTCAGCGGGGGCTCGGAGGGGGCCGCGGGCAGGTCGGCCGCGGGGGCGGCTTTGCGGCGGCCGGCGAATCGGGCGACGAGGCCGCCGCGTTGCTCGGCCGGAGCGGCTGGAGTCTTCTTCGGCGCGGGCTTGGGGGAGTCGAGTCCGGGAAGTCGGCCCAGGCCCGCGAGGAGCACGGCGGCCAGCAGCCCGCCGGCGGCAATCCACGGCCCGGCCGGGTGCGAGGCCGCGGTCCGCCCGGCCCCGTACACGACGGCCAGGGCAATGCCGATGCGGGCGAGGGCGCTCCCCCGTCCGATCCGGCCGGACAGCCAGGCACCCGCGAGGGCCAGGAGGACGCGCAGCCCGCGGCCGAGGACGCGCAGGAGCCGGCCGGTCCCCCGGGCCAGGGCGCGGCCGGCGGTGGCCATGTGTGGCGCGAGGTCGGTGAGTTGGCGGAGGTCGAGGTATGGCCGCAGGTCCGGCATGGTCGCGATGCCGCGGCCGGGCCGCTCGTCGTCGACCGGGGCGGGGGGAGTGGTGGCCTGCTCCCCCGGGCCCGGCTCCTCGTCGGGGTCGGGCTCGGGGACGGCGTGCAGGTGGGCGGCGCTCATTCCGCGAGCCTCTGCGCGATCAGGGCGATCTTGTCGGCGCCGATCCCCCATACTCCGCCGGCGCCGGACGCGACGTACACGAGGAAGATGCCGACCATGGCGACCTGTCGGGTCGAGAGCCGCATGTACATGAGCAGGATGACGACGGTGAGGGACATGCCGGGCAGGGTGTAGCCGGGCAGGACGTCGCTGCCGATCCCGACCAGGTCGTTCGCGAGCGTGGATGCGAGGTCGAAGGGCGGTCCGGCTGCCTTGTAGGCGGAGCCGGCGATCATGGCGAGGGTGAGGGTGGCGCCCCAGCCGAGGGGCTTGGCCTTGCCGCCCGACTTGGTGCCGAACCACAGGAGCGCGGTGAGGGCGACGGCGAGGCCGACCGGCCCGAGGGTGCCGAGGATGCTGTGCACGCTGGTCTCCGATCGGGGGCGTCAGGCGGGGATTTCGGTGGTGCCGTACAGCAGGACGCCGACGACGATGGAGATCAGGGGGATGCGGCACGGGAGCGCGAGGGCCCAGTGCCAGCGGCGGGTGGTGTGGTCGCAGGCCCAGATCAGGGCGGTGACGAGGTACCAGGTGTAGACGTGGACGTCGGTCCACGAGTGGTAGGTGTCGACGAGGTACGCGGTCTGTGCGGTGGCGAGCTGCGGGAGGTGGAGCGCGAACCCGGCGGCGAGCGCGGTGCTGTTGTACAGCGCCCACCTGTTGCGGGCGGGCATGTGCCGCCACCACTCGACGGGCGTCTGCCGGGGGGTGTGGCGCGGCTCTCGGTACCTCGGGCGGGTGTGGGCGCCGGCGCCGCGGGGATCCCAGCGGCGCCGCGGTGTCTCGGGCTCGTCGTCGCTGTCTTCCTCGTACTCCCCCTCGTCCTCGGGCTCTTCGTCCTCGGGGCCCTCGTCGAGTGCGTCCTCGGTGAGGTCGGGCTGCGGGCCCTTGCGCCAGTGCGGGATGCGCGGGGTGCGTGCCGGCTTGGTCGGGTCGGTCGGTGCCGGAGCCGCCGGAGCGGAGGGTGCGGCGAAGGGGTCGATCTCGGTTTCGGGGTTGCTGATGATCTTGGGCATGGTGGTCCCGTCGTGGGGCCCGGGGGTGGCGCGCGGCGCCTGCTCGCCCGGGGTGGTGTGTGGGTCAGGCGGAGCGCTTGCGGCCTCGCGCGGCCCTGAGGATGTAGTCGCGCGTCGCATTCGGCCAGACTGCACGGACTGCGGCAACGACCTCGTCCGGCGTCTGGGTGACCTCGTTCCAGACGCGACGGGCAGTGTCTGCCACGGTCTGGTCTGTGTCTGAGGCTGCGTCTGCCTGAATCCAGACTGTGGTCTGTGACCTGCGGGTCTGCTGTCCGGATGTGTCTGCGTGCACCGACGTCTGCGTGTCCGGCGGCGCGTCCGCGGGTGTCTGGGCGGACGGCTCGGCGCGAACAACCGGTGGCGCCTCAGGCATTGCCGGCGCGGGTGTCTGAACCGGCGCCGCAGGCAGTCCGGGCATGTCTGTCGATGGCCCGAACGCGGCAGCCTCGGCGTTGAGAATGCGCCGTGCGCGCGAGGCCCGACGTTTGACGGCGACCAGGGCGACACCGGCGCTTGCCGCCGCGTCTTCCTGCCTGACCCATGCTTCAGTGAGCGGGTCGAACCGGGGTGCGCAGTACCGCATCACGACGACGACGGCGACCTTGGCGAGTGCGGACACTCCCGCGCCGGCCACGCCGACCCAGGGCTTGCCGATTGCCCAGCCGTGGGCTGCGATGGCGGCCATCGCTACGACGAGGGCGGCGTGTCCGGCCTTGCGCGCGCCGGCCGCGCGGCGGGGGTCGAAGCGGCTGAGCCATTCGACGCCGAGGCACACGATCCAGGTCAGGTCGAATACGGCGGCGGCGAGGTATGCGGCGAGGGCCGGGGCGACCAGGCACAGCAGTGCGCCGATCGACACGGTGGACCAGGAGACTGCGGCGGTGACCATGACGGACGCCGCGGTGACAATCCCGACGAAGATCACGTGGTCCCAGTCCCGCGGAGGTAGGGGAATGCGAACGGTGTAGGTCTCCGGAACGACGCGGGTGATGCCGTCGATGGTGTGCTCGACGTGGCGTACGCGTTCGATCTTGCGGGTGCGGACGTCGGGTGTGCCGCCGGCGGTTGGTGGCGGGGGCCGCATAAGGTTCTGTTCAGCCATCGGGAGGTCTCGTCTCCGCTGGTGGTGAGGGCCCGGTTCTGGGGGTGTGAGAGTCCCTGGAGCCGGGCCCGTCTGCGTCTGTGGCAGTTCGCTGGCGGCGGTGCTGGCCGGCGATGCCGTAGAGCAGCCTACCGGATGGGGCAAGCCGACAGACACGTTCAGACAGGCGTGTCTGGGTGGTGTCTGGGTGTGTCTGTGGTGTCTGGTCTGGGTCAGCCGCGCCGCTCGACGGTCGAGTAGACCTCGCCGGTGACGCTTGCGACCGACTCGGCCGGGACGGCCATCACGTAGACGTCCTCCTCGCCGGCGGTCCACCCGGTGTACTCCACGACGGCCCACCACGCGCCGTGCTCGTCCCGGCTCCACCATCTGATGCGGGCGTCGAGGATGCCGCCGCGGGGCTGGGTGACGCGCACACATGGCAGGTGTGCGGTCGGGGTGCGCGTGTCCATGGGGTCATCGTGGCGGCTGGGGCCCCCGGATGTCGCCGACTCCCGGGCCTTACGCCGCCGACGCGCCCCGCGCCCCCATCGACAGCGCCAGTCGCATCCACTGCCGCGGCCCGGTCGACCGCCCGCACTCCGGGCACACGATCACCAGATCCCCGACCGCCACCGTCAGCCGCTCCCCGCACGCGCACACACCCGCGATCAGGGCGCGCTCGCCCTGGATCGCAGCCTCCAGGGTGCGGAGGATCGAACGGGCCCTGGAGGCCGCGTAGTCCAGCGTCGCCGGTGACACGCCGTCCTCGAGGCGTCCGACGATCCACGTGATCGCCCAGTCGATGCCGTGCCGCCAGGACTCCGCGTAGTGCCAGGCCCGCGGATCGTCGGGGTCGGGCGGCGCCTGGGCGGCCGAGGCGATGTGGTCGGCGAGGTCGAGGATGTCGGCGCGGATGCGTTCGGCCGCCGGCGCGGCGTCGAGGTCGCACGGGGCGGGGCTCGCGCCGCGGCCGTGGATGCCGAGCTGGACCTCGTGGCGCTCCTCGATCCAGAGGTCGTACCGGGCCTGGAGCACCTCGGGCGTGGGTTCGCGGCGTGGCCGCGGCGGCCGGCGGGTGCCCATTTGGCCGTTGAGGGAGGGCATGATCCGCCGGATGGACTTGAGGTCGCGGATCGTGTTGTCGAGCTGCACGGTGGCTCCTGCGGTCGTGCGGGTGGAGGGTCGGTGTCGCTCTGGTCTCGTATTGATCAAGGTGTGGCGTATGCCGGATGGCGGGCGTAGCGTCCCTGGTCCGGTCCACCCCCCCGGGCCGGCGTCGGGCCCGCGCTCCCCGGACTCCCCTGGGTCGAGCAGCGGGCCCTCGGCGCGTCAGATGGGTCGGCTGTTGGTGTGGTCGCAGCGTTCGGACAGGAGGGCCATGACGTCTGCACGGATTGCGCGCGCCGCGATACGCGCGTACTCGTGGGCGACTTGGCCGACGATCGGGAACAGCGCCTCGCGGACCGACGCTCGCATCCGGGCGAGTTCGGTCGGCTCCCCGCAGGTCCAGCACGTGGGACCGACGCACATGTGCGACGGAACGGGGGCTGGCGTGCTCTGCTTGTCCGCGAGCTTGGCGGCCTCCCATGGGGGCAGCCCAGTGTTGTTGCGGAGCCTTCCCTTGATGAGCCCCACGAGTTGCTTGGCCGTGGCTTGGTCGAGGGGAAGGTGCTCGCCCACGAGGCATTCGGTGCACCCACAGCCGACTGGGTCGAGGGCGACGGGCTCGGTCACTTCGGCTCCCGGTTGTCGAGGGCGGTGCGGATGCGGCCGAGGATCTCGGCGGTGGTCGAGATGACCTCGCACCCGCAGTCCGGGTTGTGTCGCGTGGCCCAGTCGGCGGTCTCGGTCTCGATGACGGTGCATGCGTCCCGCCCACGCTGCACCACGGCGGCGAGTTGGTCCCGTTCGGCGTACAGCTCGTCGAGGTCGTCGCTGCTGAGCCGGTCGATGTGGATGCGGTCGGTCATGTCTGCTCGCCTTCCGGGTCCGCCGGGCGGGTGGTCCGGCCGGTCAGGTACTGGTAGTTGGCGACGGCGCGGGCCCGGTCGAGTACAACCGGGGGTACGCCCTGGAGGGCGTCGGCGAGGCAGGGCCAGCCGTCGTCGTGGGTGCCGTGCTCGTCCTCGTAGGTGTCGAGGGCGATGATCAGGTCGGTGACCCAGGCGGGCGTGTGGGGCTCGGTCATGTCGGGTCGGCCTCCTCGTGGGTCCAGATGTGCTGGTAGGTGCAGCCGGGTGCGGGGTCGTCGTGGTCGCCGGGGCCGTGGACGGTGACCGAGGTGGGTCGTCCGTCGCGGTCGGCGGTGAGGTTGATGACGACGCCGCCGATGTTCATCCACCAGGAGCCGACGTCCATCTGTTCGATGTGGAGCCAGCCGCCGACAACCAGCTCGTCGAACTCCGTCGGCGGGAGGGCGTGGGTGGTGGACCAGGGGCTGTCGGGTGTGGTGCCGCCGAGGCCGGGTGTGCTGGTGACGTGGTGGGCGGGGCCGGATGTGCCTTCGCGGTGGCCGGGTTCGCGGCCGGCCCATTCGTGGACGAGGAGGCGCCAGGGTGCGCCGGCGCGGCGGAGTCGGCGGGTCATGTCGGGTCGGCCTCTCCGGGCTTGATCACGTAGGCGATGTCGGTGTCCAGCCAGGTCAGCAGGGTGACGAGGGCGTCGGCGTCGGGCTTGGCGCCGTTGGCGAGGCGGGTGAATGTGGTGGCGGAGAGGCGGAGTTCGCGGCCGGGGGCGCGCCAGGACAGGCCGCGGGCGGCGCGGAGGTTGTCGAGGCGGCGGTGGAGTTCGGGGGCGTCGAGGCGGTAGAGGCTCACCGGTCGGCCTCCTTGGCGAGGCGGAGCGCGGCTTTCACGCGCATCTGCTTGTCGTCGCTGTGGCTGAGGCCGCCGTGGGCGTGGTCGGCGGCGTCCCAGAGCATTTCGGCGAGGAGGTCGGCGTCGTCGGGGGTGAGGCGGATCTCGCCGATCTCGGCCCCTGCCGCGTCGTTGACGGGGATGGTCACGGTGCGGGTGTGGCCGGTCGCGGCGACGGATTCGCCCCAGGTGAGGGCGGTGGGTTCGGGCATCGGTGCTCCTGTGCGTCGGGGGCGGGTGCGGCGGATCCACGCGAGGGGGCTGCGTGTGGGGGCGCGTATGCCGTCGGCGTCGTCCCAGGCGATGGACTCGCTCACCGCGGGGCGTCCTCGCCGATGAAGCGCGCCCGGGTGTGGGTGGCGAGGTGGGCGAGGGCGTCCGCGAGGGCGGCGGGTTGGGTGGGGGCGGCGCCGAGGGTGATGCAGGGCCGGCAGCCCCAGGACCAGGCGACGGACGGGTGAGGGTGCTCGGGGTCTCGGGTGCGGCGGACGCGAAGTGGCGGCCGGGGCTGGGTCATGTCGCTCCTGGTGGTGGTTACGGTCGGGGCGGGCGTCC